AGCATTCCAGCATTTCCTGGATCAGTTGCAGCAGTTACGAACATGTCCAACATGTTCGCCAACTGCAGCTCCCTGCAAAGCATTCCAGCATTTCCTGGATCAGTTGCAGCAGTTACGAACATGGCCAGCATGTTCGCCAACTGCAGCTCCCTGCAAAACATTCCGGCACTCAACATGAGTGGTATTTCCTCAGCCGCAAACGGTGCAACCCTGTTCGTCACTTGCTCCTCCCTCGCCCGTGCCCCAGTTACAGGAATGCGCTTCTCCTTCTCTGTGGCTAGTTGCAAGCTATCCGCCACCGCGCTAAACGAAATCTTCACCGGCCTGCCAACAGTGACGGGGCAGACCATCACCGTGACGGGCAACTATGGCATCAGCCAGGCGGGTTATAACCCAACGATAGCCACTGCCAAGGGCTGGACGGTGACCGCATGATGAACACAGCAGGCTTTTACAAACTAGATGATGCGCTGAGATATGCGCCTACCGCTGTCTACGGCCCTGAGTATGTGTTACGCCTGGAGCAGAGAGAATCTTATACCTACCCCGTGAATGGTTGGTGGTATTTCAACACTGAAAGCGAAGCGGAACAGTTCTTCCAGGTGAATGGAACCAGCACAGCCCGTTGGGTGGAATTTGGCAATGCAGTGGCAGCCATGGTGGAGGTGAACCAGTTCCTTGCTGTCGCCTTTCAGGCTGCACCTGCCCTTTATGGCACCTTGACCGTGGGCCTGGGCAAAGCAGCTGATGGGGATTCCAGGGTGTTCCTGGCGGCCTGGAGCCAGGCCAAGGCGCTGGGGCTGGTGCCAGTTGAGCTGATTGCTCCGCTGCAGGCACTGGCCACGGCCCATGGGCTACCGGTTGAGTTTGTGGAGGGGTTGTGACGGGCGTGGGGCTTCCTGCAAGACAGATACATACACATTGCCCATTGTGATTAACGGCAGTATTCGTTCTCGCAGATCTTGATTGTGCATGCGAATACAACCAAGCGTTGCATAAAGTGTCTGCTTAGGCATCCAAGCCCCAGGCCACCCACAGGCACTACCACCACCGTGGATCATGATCCCATCTCTATATGGTCTGCTATCCGGCCCTTCCTGTCCCTCTAGGCCTTCGAGATCAAATGAATACCAGCCATACGCGCATCTATTGGCTGTTTGATAGTTAGTAGAAGAGCTGTGTTCATAGTCTCTATAAATACCTCTTTTATTGATTTTATACAGCCCTGGTGGTGTATCCGAGCCTGTGTGCTTCCACTCAGCTTCCTTACCCTGACCCCTGCACAGACAGGGTACACACCACAGTTTCACACCTATGTGCGTGTAAGCAGTAATCGTCTCATTTATATCATTAGCGATCAAATGGTGATCACCGGCTTTTAGAGGCGGCCTGATCTTCGGTCCTACCATGCCCGAAGGCCACACAGGAGACGCGATAGTCACTGAAAACAACCCGTATAGGCCATTGTAACGACTTATTCATGAACCAGTGACGTACTCCCCCGCCTGAAGGCGGTCACCCGCAGAAGCGCTCTACTTAAACGACCCCACCAAGCCAGTTTTAAGCCAACCCCCGAAGACCGCCCCTCAAGATCCCAGTTCAGGACGTAGCTCAGCTCGCTAGCGCACCACTTGAAGGTAGTGGATACTCCTTAATAATACACTAGACCCTAAGCCCTGACTGCCACTCAGAACGCAGTCGGGGCTTCTGCTTTGCAAGAAAATAGGCTTGACTGTTTAAGCCTGCGTAGGTCTGTCTAAGCCCACCTACACCCCGATTTTATGCCAGATTTAAGCCAAGCCCCCGAGCTCGTAGGGGCCAATGCCCGCCTGAAAGCCTCCAAGCTGAAATGCTCCATTCAGCAACGCGGTAGTTCCTACGTACTGATCGCCACCCTGCCCCTGCGCGACGCTCCAGGACGCAAGCAACAGCGCATCAACCTGGGACCGCTCACAGTTATAGAGGCCGAACGCCTGGCCCTTGAACTCGGACATCAACTCCGCACAGGTACCTTCTGCTGGGAGGCCTGGGACCGTCCCCAGGGAGCGGCCACCATCACCACCGACGATTTCCACGCCGCTGCCGTAACGCTCCACGCCAGCAAGTACAGCCGCTCCCCCGAGCGCGGCGCTGTGGCCTGGGCCAAAAAGTGGGCCCCAGCTCTCCGCAAGCTGCCCCCAGGCCCTGTCACCGAAGCAATTCTCCTGCGCACTGTGCGGCGGCTCCCAGAGGGCTCTGCAGGCCGCCGCGATCAGGGAAATGTGCTGGCCCAGGTGGCTCGTTCCCTGGGGATTCCTGACGCCGCCCTGTTGGCGACCTGCCGAGGCTACGGGGCGGCCTCTCTGCGTCCTCGGGACATTCCCTCCGACCCCGAGATCGAGGCTGCCTGGAGCTGCCTGCGCCTGCCGCACTGGCGATGGACCTGGGGCATGTGCGCCGCCTACGGCCTGAGGCCCCACGAGTGCGCAGAGCTCACCTGGCTGGATGACGATTGGATTGAAATCGCGGATGCCACGAAGACAGGCAGCCGCCGTGTTACTCCCTGTCCAAGTGTTTGGGTGGATGCCTGGGGCCTGAGGGAGCTCCAGCGGCCTCCCCAATCCCCGCAAACCTTAAGTAATGCTATCACTACTGCTCTCACCCGAGACCGCATCAGCATCAAGCCGTACGCCCTCAGGCACGCCTACGCCCTAAGGTTGCTGAGCAGGGGCGTTACTGCAGATCTGGCGGCCCGCCTGATGGGCCACAGCCTGGCAGTGCATCAGCAGACTTACCAACGATGGATCGAGGCTGACCGGATTCAGAAAGCGATGGGCAACGTTCGGCTTTAGGTCTCTGCGCATTCCTAGCCGATCCAGGTTACACTTCAACCTGTCCAGGCCTGTTTAGGCCCTTACACACCTAGCACCATGCCTTTGAACCTGCGGCCCGACGCGGACGAGCGGACAGAAATCCTCTATCGCCTGACGCGCATCGAAGCCATCCTTGACAACCTCAGCCGCTCACAGGTGGAGTGGATCAATTCTGAGGAGTATTGCCGCTTGATCGGCATAGCACCCAAGCAGTTGACGTACTACATGTCAAAGGGCGTCCCCGGGGGCGATGCTGTGCGTAACATCGGAACGATTGCACGGCCCCGCTACCGCTTCCACCGCGTGACTGCCATTAACCAGTTTCTGAATAGGTCTGCTGCGCTTAGATCCGCGCAGTGATCACCCGCTCCGGCTGGTGTTGGTATTTACCCGAGCGGTCTTCGTAGGTGACATCACAGGGATCCCCCTCGAAGAACAGCAGCTGGCAGATTCCCTCATTGGCATAGATACGGCAGTCAGCCCCTGAGGAGTTGCTGAACTCCAGAGTGAGATTCCCCTCCCAGCCGGCCTCGGCGGGAGTTGCATTTAAAATGATACCTAGACGGGCGTAAGTGCTCTTTCCCAGGCAGATGACCGTGACATTGCTCGGGACCTTGAGCTTCTCCCGGGCGACTCCGAGCCCATAGGAGTGGGCCGGGAGAATGAAATAGGTCCCGTCGTTGTCTGAGTTCAGGGCGGCGGGCTCCAGGTTGGCAGGGTTGAACCGCTTGGGGTCCATCACCGTGCCGGGCACATGGCGGAAGATCAGGAACTCCTTGGGCGAGAGGCGCAGGTCGTAGCCGTAGGAGCTGCAGCCGTATGACAGGGCCGGGACAGTGTCGATCAGAGTGGGAGAAACAAAGTAGGAACACCTGCGCTCAATGCGGCGTACCAGCTCCGGAGTGAACGGTTCGATCATCCCAGCAGAGGCTTGCTGCTTGATCCAGCGGTCGTTTTTCAGCATGGAGGGGAATGGGCACGGCCCCGTGTGTGGGCGTCGGTCAAGACTTGCAGGCGATGGCGAGGGATCCACAGTCACAATATTCGGGGCCGTACTGACAGGGGCCACCAGCACATTCCGCAATGGTTACGGGAGAGTAGAGAAAGGGTCTAGTTACCATCTTTGGAGTCAACTGATGATCAGAGGTGAACATCATGGCGTCACAGGTAATATTTTTATCTAAAAATTCCCAGGGAGGGGTTTTATCAACATCAAATATCATTAGGCCGGGTATATCTGCAATTAGCTCTGCATAAGAGCATACTGTTTTGACCTGGCTAATTACGTCTTCCTTTTGGAGATTGGTATAGCTCCATTGGTGCTCATCATAAAGATAGAGATGATAACAAGTTCCCATGGCTTAAGTGGTGTGAGGTGAACTGGCAGACAGGGCGTCACTGATCGTTTGCCAGTGTTCGTCAGAAAGTGTGATCGTGCGGGTCATGGATTCATCTCCAATGGGGTTGGCACCGGCAGGGCTTGTAGTCAGTCATTTAGCTCCAAGGCAGAATATTTGGGCTGGACGGTTGTCATACAACTTTTGGCAGGCTTGCCACTTTTGCGGCAACCACCACCAAGCGACTGCAAACATAATCAGAAGGGTTGCTACTGTGGCAATCGCAATGAACTTGTCGTCGTCAGTCATTGCCACCCTGCGGCTCGGGCTTGGCCAGTTCGGCGCGGGTCATGGATTCATCTCCAATGGGGTTGGAAGGGGTAGGGCATTATGGGGGAGCGAGTGAGTCCAGCATGACCACGCCTCTGGCCTATCAAAAACCCAACAGGGGTCTGTGTCGTCCGCGTCAAAACCCCAGCACCAACCGGCTTCATCGCACCATCCCTCACGCTCCCATGGCCGCTCAGCGACGGGCACCGGCTCGATGACGGGGCGGGCGTAGCGGGCGAGCATGTCTGCAGCGCGGCCAAAGTAGATCCCATCACCCCGATCCCTCAGGCTTGCGCCTTCCTGAGTCAGGAAGTGTTCCCGAGTGCGCAGGCACTGGATCAGCTCGTCCACCTCTCCCACCTCCAGCTCAGGCTGGGCCAGGGCGGCGGCAGGCAGCCAGGTCCTCGTCCCATCCGTCAGCCCCACCCCCTGCGGCTCGGGCTGGGCCAGGGCGGCGCGGACGCGATTCACCAGCGCATCATCGTGCTGCTCATTGGCGACTTTGTAGTCGTGTAGCTCGTTCACCAGCTCAGCGCACAGCGCACGAAACGAGATCGAAGTGGGTTGGCTCATGATTCAGGTGGTCGCGGATTTGCAGGAATGGTTCTTGCCAGCTCAAGCAGATCCTCCCTAGAGAAGCAGCCGTCTAGCTCTATGTCGCCGTCACAGTATTCATAGATGTAATTTTCCCTGTGTTTGCGCATGTCGTTACATTCCTGCACGGTGAGTGCCTCCGGCTCAGGCTTGGCCAGTTCGGCGCGGGTGCGGGTGATCAGATCGGCATCTGCTGTGTCTTCAGGTGGACCACCACCAAGCTGCCATTCAGCCAAGGCATTAACCAGCTCAGCACACCGCTCTCTCCAATCAGTCATTTTTCAGACCGTTGATAGTAATAGTGTTAGACATGATAACTTGGTTGGTAAAGGAACTAAAGGTTGGTAAGGTTTCTAGCCGGAGCCTGCTGAGCACTTGCATCCTAAACAGGACAGCTATGCGTTTTGACGTACTCCCCGGCCTGAAGGCGGGAGATTCTCGGATCTTCAGGAGCCCTCATGGTGCTTCCCCTCCCCGAGCTTCTCTAGCGCCCAGCCCGGACGCTGAATGGATTCCACGCTTGAGCACCACCTGAGCGGCGGCTACATCCCGATCGGCGGTGTAGCCGCACTCCGGGCAGTCGTGGACACGAACACTGAGATCCTTCGGCACTGCCGCCCCGCACTCGGGGCATTGCTGGCTGGTGCCCCTGGCATCCACCTTCTTCACGCAGACGCCACGCTTCAGCCCGACCCATTGCAGGATCGAGATGAACTGGCTCCAGCCTGCATCGAGCACCTGCTTCGACAGGTTGCCGCGTGCCATCCCTGCGATGTTCAGCGCCTCAACCACGATGGTGTCGGCGGTGTCGCAGAGCCGGTGGGCTTCCTTGAAGTGGAAGTCCTTGCGGACATTGCTCAGGCGTTCGTGTTGCCTGGCGAGACGGTGCATGGCGATGCGCCAGCGGCTGCTCCCCTTGCGCTTCTTCGATGCCGAACGGTTCAGCTCTTTCAGCCTGTGTTGTCCGGTCTCGAAGAAACGGGGATTGGCCACCAACTCACCGGCACTGGTCGCCAGGAAGCTTTTGATGCCGACATCGACGCCGATCGCATTGCCGTGCGGCTGCGGTTCGGGGATGTCGATGTCCTGCTCAAGCGAGAGCATGGCGTAGAAGCCAGACGCTCGCTTGACGATCCGCACCTGCTTGACGATGGCGCCATCAGGCAGCGGACGAGACTGGCGTAGCTTCACCCAGCCGATCTTCGGCAGGCTGATGCGGCCAGCAGATAACACCTGCTTGTTCAACTGTGGGAACAGGAAAGACCTGATCCGTTTCTTGAACCTTGGGAAGCCCAGTCCTCGCTCCCATGTCGCCACAAAGGATGCCTCCAGGTTGCGGAGGACTTGCTGGAGAACATGGGTGTGAGGTTCCTTCAGCCATGGCCGTGATGGCTTGGCGGCTGCCAATGCAGCGCACTGCTTGGCGAAGGTGGGCTTGGGTGCATCCGGCGGAATGATGTACTCCTGCCGGATCGAGCAGGCGTTGACGGGTGATTTCTTCGCACGAGCGAAGTCCCGTCGCTCAGCCAGGGCGTAGTTCCAGACGCCTTTGCAGATATCCAGCCAGCGGTCGAAAGTCTCGACCTGGGCGGGCGTCGGCAGCAGCTTGAACTCGTAGGTCTGGTTAAGCATGACTAAATGCTAGCCGTTTTCTTCAGGCTGTGCTGGACAAGGCTTTGAGGGAAAGCCGCCCTGAAGGGCGGGGCTTGAGACCCAGTTCCAAGGGTCAGTGAGGCGCTTACGCCGCGTCGTCTTCCGGGCTTGCACTCGGCGGCTCTTCCCCTGCTTGTGTTGTCACTTCAGTCACCACAGACTCCAGGAATGCGTCTACCCGTTCTCGCAACAGCGCTAAAGGGTCATGCATGTCCCGCACCACTGGAGCAGTGTCCCCTTCACCCTGCTCCATTGCGAAATGACTTACTAGACGACGGAAGCGCATTGCATCCGCTTCATCACTTTTATCAGGTTGTAGTGCAGGCCTTCGCGCTTCTCGATAACGCATTGCGCACTCAGCTGAAACGTGACTAGCTAACCAGTCGTAGCTCTGCTCAAACTCGTCATCGGCCCCTGCTTGTCTGTGCTGCGCTTTGGTTGTCATTTTTCTGTGCTGATGGTTGATTTTGTTTCAAACGGGCTGAAGCACGAGCTTGTTTTTTGCCTATGTTCCAATCGTGAAAAAACTGGGCATCATCAACAAGCCGAACTAACAACCCGTTTGGCAGCTTCTGCGCTATTACATACAAACGACGCAATAGCGCAGTTCTATGCTGCTCGGCTGGGCTCACGCAGCAACGAGTTCCCGTTCAGGCACGGCCTGTTGTGCATCGAGTGCACCCAGCTCAGCGTCTTCGTCCAGATAATTAAGCCGAACTTCACCGCTACTCACCGTAATTGCTAGCCTGTCACCAGGCTCGAAGCCAGCAACCTGCCCGTATGTGCGGCCAATTAGCATGATGCCGTTACGATGCACTTTAGTTGCATAGCTAGCACTCTTACCGCGATCATGCTTGTGCTCAGCCCCAACTTTTAGCCCCTTTGCAGCCAAAACTGCTGTAATAAACGCCTTTTTAAGCACTTGTGGCTTTCCGGCTGGCGTGGTGCGGACATACCCAGCTGCACGAGCTAGGTCTATTTCGGACACACCAGGGTTGGCTTCAATAAATGAAACCAGTTCGTCGCCTCTGAGCATGGTTATAGGTGGAAGGCTTCTCCACCCTACACCAAGCCGGTTAGCACTGCAACCAAACCGGAACAGGTCACTTAGCATCCGCCCACGTCAGCCCGTAGGACACCTCAGCCACGATAGGCACCTTGCTGCAAACCGACTCCCCAGCTCGTTCCATGCAGTCTTTTAAACGCTGCGCCCACTGCTCTTTTACATCCTCTTGAACTTCTAGCACTATTTCATCGTGGATCATTGCTATCAGTTTAGCTTCTCCCGGTAACTTTACTATTTCTCTCCAGATACTACTGATCGCCTTTTTCGCAATATCTCCAGCAGTCCCCTGAACCTGTGTGTTTATCCGCGTAGTGTACTTATCATCAAACCCTTTAAGAATCCGCCTCCTCCCCGAGAGCGTTAACACTGACGCAGTTGTCTTAGAGCCTTCGCGTTGCTGCCACTCGTACAACTGTGGATAAGCTGTTCTAAAACCATCGACAATCTCTTTCGCCTCAGAATCAGACATTTCAATCCCATATTCAGCCATCGCCTGTTTCCTTAATGTTGCTGGACCAGCTCCATACAGCAGTCCAAAGTTTGCAATTTTAGCGCTTGTCCGTTGTGCCTTAGTGATCTTATCGCTTTCCACTCCAGTAATGAGCGTTGCGGTCTCGGTGTGCAAATCCCGGCCTGCTCTGTAGGCATCCAGCATGCGCTGCTCCCCCGAGAGCTCAGCAGCAACTCGAAGTTCCACCTGAGAAAAGTCCGCAACAACTAGCACACAGCCTTTTGATGCAATGAACTTACTCCTAAATTCTGGACTACGATCTACCTGTTGTAGATTCGGCCCCGCGCAACTGAGCCGCCCGGTCTTTGTGCCTGTTTGCCTATAACCAGCATGGATAGCACCATCAGGCCCCGTAGCTTTAATTAGCTTTTGAATATTGGTAACTTGATTAGCCGCAGATTTCCAAGTAAGGTACTGATCTACAAGTTCGTATTTTGAGCGAATAAATGACAACAAGTTCTGATCTAAACTAGTCTTGCCCTCGGCATTGGGCGGTAAAATAATACCCGCCTTGGTAAATGCATCAGCCATTTGCTGAGTCGAAGAGGGGTTGAAACCCGCGTATAGCTTGGTTCCTAAGCGCAGCGAGCCTGACTCTCTGGCTCTTGTGTTGACACTGCCGTCTGCATTCCTGGGAAGCCAAACATCAGGTTGATTGGGATGTTTCTGCTTAATATGCTGATCTAAATTCTCTAGAAACGCTTGTTCCAGACCAGTGGCTTTCAACTCCAAAGCAGTTTCCAGTTTCACAGCGCTTTTTGAATCAAATAGAAACCCGCGATACTGCATCAAGGCTATCGGCCGTAATACTTGCATTTCTAGCTTAAAGATTTCGTATAAGGTACAGTCTTCTTTAACCCGAGCCTCCAACAATGCAGTCTCAAGAACAGGCATCAGATGGGGTAAACAAATTGCATCACGCGCAGCATATTGCAGCATTTCTTCAGTGATAGAGCCGCTCCAATCTGCTTTTTGCAATTCCTTAGGTAAGTCATATTTTAAATACCGCCTAACAATTGAACCTAAATCATTCTTCACTCCAGGGGAGCCATTATTGATAATGCCGCTTGCAATCATTGTATCAAATATCATGCCCTTCAATGTAACACTTGACCGTAGTAAAAAGTTCAAATCAAAAGCCGCATTTTGTAAGACCTTAAATGTCCTGGACTCTAATAACCCTTTAAGAGGACTGAGATAGTCCCAGTCGATCGCACCATATTGATCACGAAAGCCGTGTACATCAACAATCAACGCCATCTCCTCTGATGCTACCTGAATCAAACGCACGGTATTAACCATGGGATCAAGCCCTGTAGTTTCTGTATCCACCCCTAACATAGGGGCCTGATCTAATACAGAAACGGCATTTGTAAGTTTGTGATGGTCCTGAGGACCTTTCACATACACATAATCAGCTTGATCTAGTACCTGTTGGCGATACAGAGCTTTGTCAGAAGGCATTTTGATAAAAACAAGTTAAAATTAAAGTGGAGCCAAAGCGAGCTCCAGCCCGCAGGGAAATAGTTCCCAAGGTTCGCCCCTTAGGAACTAGGGCTGTTTGTGCGTTCAGTCCTCCCAAAGGTCATCGTCCGCATCAAAGATCGGCTCGTACGCGCGCGCGCGTGATATCTGTGTGGGGATGTCCTTTGCTCCTTCCTCCCTGGGATCGCCCTCGGGGACTGGAAAAAAGGAAAGGACATCAGAACCGGAATCGGTTGCTTGTCCCTTGCTTTTCGGAACTGGTGATTCTTCCAAAAAGGAAAGGACATCCTCTTCAGGGATGCTGGCGATGTCCTTTCCTTTTTCCTGTTCTTGCAACCGTTCTCGGGGGGCAAGGAGCAAAGGACACTCATACATGGACAACGCACGCGCGCGCGAGGGGGGAACCGTATAGGAAGGCACCGGTTTATCGCTCCCGGGGACGATCCGCTTCTTACCCTCCACCAGCACCCCAGAGGCCACCCAGCGATCCAGCCAGCGCCTTACGGTCTTGATCGAGGGTGTCTTCCTCGCCTGGCCGGTCATCTCCTCTCCCAGGCGCTCCCAGACATCTTTGGCGGTCAACCTGTCCGGGCCCTCCCCTGACTCCCGAGCACGCTGCACCGCGTCTCTGACGATCCGCAGGGCCATGGTGTGTGGCTCCGGATCTCCCTGCCCGTTGTCCTCCCTCCTCTCGGTCGGCGTCCAGTCCCACACGGAGTACGCGAAATCAGCGTCCCGCTCCACCACCAGCAGGTCCCCTTCCCGGCCCAGGCGGCTTTTCTTGATCTGGATCAGCCTGCAGCTAGAGGGCACCAGGCGCCGCTCACGGAGCCTTTCACGTTCATCGTCTGTGGGCTTGCGCAGATGCCACTGTTCGTCCACTGCAGCCGTGAGATAGCGGGTGCCCCGCGCTTCGCCCGCCGCGTTGTCGTGATGAATCCAGATGATGCTGGTGGCTGGAAATCCATCAGGAGCTCCGTTCTGTTCGCTGTAGTAGTAAAAAGGCGATGCAAAGGCTTTATCTTTTTCTTCAACCTGCATCTTTGTACTGCAGGAGCCAATGCTGTCTACAACCACAAGAGCGGGTCTGTGCTCTTTAATCCATTCACCAAATTCATGTGTATGGTTTAGCTGAAAACCACGCTTGACAATGAACCACTCGGAATCCTTGTCGAGATCAATACCGTTATCTTCGCAATCCTGTAGTAACTTCGCAGGGCTCTGATCATTTTGGATCCAAAGCACGGGACCCTGTTTCACAGGAAGATCAATTCCACGAATCCTCATCGGGCTGCCACGACCTATGGCAGTTGCCAGGCCCATACAGGCTGAAGTCTTCCCGAGGCCGCCAGCAGCGTGCACCATGACTTGTGTAGGCTTTTGAAGAAGATTAGGAATGACATAATCCATCTTTTCAATATGCCGCCACCAACCAATCTTTACATTTAAGGCTCTTGTAGATTCGTAATACCTATACTCGTCCATTGCAGCTAGGCACTGTTGACCAGTAAGGCGACGACCTGTTTCTGCTGCTAAGCCGGCCATGCGTCCGATTCGCAAAGCGGGGTTGAGTTCTTCATCATGAATGCGTATCAAGGCCTCGTGAAACTCCCTTTCGTTCATAACGACGCGGGGAGTATCTACAGATTTTACGACTTGTAATTTAGCATCTTCAGGGTAGGAGTACCCAATAGCAGACGCTAATTCCGCAACAATAGTCTCTAACTCAGCCCCCCGAGGACGTGGGGCGTGTTTCTTGCCTGACCTTACTTTATGCATAAAGTCCAATACATCACCATGCACACCACATGCTTTGCAGTCCCAGCATCCAGTATCTGTCGAGTATTGGAAGGATGTACCGCTCTTACCACCGTGCCAAGGGCAGCCTGACACCATTTGTGGCTTTGCTCCAGAGCGCAGCTTCCAACCGTATTCCGTAAATGTGTGGTCGTTAAAGACCAGTTCTTCTAGTCGTGGGAGGAGCTTCGCCTGAACTTCAGGGCGAAAAAACCAACCTCTGATTTGTTTCTCTGGGATTAAGGTATCAAGGCCGACATCAGACGCTAGCTCTTCTAATTCATCAGCACTGAGGAACTGAACAGGTTTTCGATAGGGTCTGACAGCATCTAGTAGCCACCCCGGGGCCGTGGCTGGCATCCCATCATTGTAGCTAAGCCATTTGTAGATCATCCCATCTGGGTGTCTGGAGCCTGGAAGCACGCTTTGGCAGGCGTTAAAGCGGATGACTAATTCTTGATAGTCACCTTCAGTTTGTATCTCAGGGACAGTGTCTATCCATTCGTTTTCATCAGAATCGGGATTAAAGCTGTAGTATAGTTTCTTAATAGATTTCATTTCATAGACTAACTGAGAAGGCATACGATAGACAATCTGTCTTCTTTCAAGTCTTCCAGATGTCCAGCTCATAGTTTTTTCTTGTCCATACGGTTCGTATTCATGTTTTGCTGCTTGTTTGTATTTGGCATCCGCATCAGGCCCGTCAATATCGACAGCGATCAGACCATCAGAGAGGGAACCAGTAACAACACCAATACCGTTGTACGCTGATTTAGTCTTATACAGTTGGATTGTCTGTTCTTTCGTGAAAGGCTGCGTCGTCCAGTCTTTGACGTAAGTATCTTTACCTGCTACGGGTATGAAGGCCCAACCACTTGGGAAGACGTTGCCTTCGAGTTGACGAATTGCTTTTGCATTTAGAAGTGCCGGCCTGCCTGAAGAGGACATGGTTTCGATTTTTGTTCAGAATTGATGAGGTCATCATACCACCTACTTAGAAAACAGTGCAATATTCACACAAAAATGCGAATTTTGGGTGGTTAGCAGTCTTTTCGGTTGCTTTCCAGCACTAAGCGGTGCTTTAATCTGTTTAGGGGACATCCCATTGGTTATTATCGTTGTTATGTCGCGTCGTATTCCCAAACACTCTTCCGAAGAATCTGCTCAGTACGGTCAAGGTGTGCGTAATTTTTCGGTGCTCTTCACCCGATGGATGGACACTAACGAGTGGTCTCATCCTGTGATGACCGTTCTAGCCAAGGGAGCGTTAAACGGTACTGCATGGCTTCACAGCAGTCAAATTAGTGGCTTAAGACATGGTGAGCTCTACAGTCCAGGCCCCCGCACGTTTGTTGCTATTGAGCGCTTAAACTATTATGTTTTCAGATACATAACAGAGAAAAAGTTAATTCCAGGCACCACAAGTAGCAGTAACTATTCCAAGGCTTTCGCTATTGTTGAAGATAATAGCCCCCCTCCTTTGGGCTGGTGGGTAGAAGTGTTTTGCGGCGTTCGCACCCCGAAAGATATTGATCTGAAAATGAATTTCTTCTCAGACACTCAAGCCAGAGAGCTATCTTTGTCGTGGGCATCTTTAATTCGCGGACTTATGATTGCAGCTAAGATTGATATTATTACGGATTTAGAAACTACAATAAGAGAGTATTATCCAGCTAATGACCATGCTCGTGTTGCAAAAATACTTGAAGTGATTAGAAACAAATCTACCTGGGAACCCATGGAGCTGACTGTAGAGTTGCCCGCAATCGCGGCTTTTACGGCAGCTCTAGGCGGCCCCGAGAGCGAGAAGCTACTTTTATCAACCTTGCAAAACCGCTAATAAGCTGTAATATAAACCAGTTTTAGGCTACTACTTCCGTGCCCCTCACAGCTTGTTTGTACTTACCTATCACAGGTTTTGCTAACTTATCCGCTTGTTATGAAATTGATTGTTACGACGACGGCACGGATTTAACTTACCGTGTTGTGTGTTTTGACAAAGGAGCTGTTTTATCGCTTATTGACCAAACAAAGAAATGGTTGGAAGACCCACTAGTGCATGAACAGGCGTTGCTTCCTTGCTATTTCATATCAGGAATGGCACGCCCTCATATGCCCAATATTTATACAGATAATCTCCTTGCGTGCGTAAAGTGACCAGGACTGGTTGACAAACCCACCAGAACCGGCTACTCTTTGTTCAGGTTGATCCTTGATCGCCCTAAACCCACCTACTTTCTTTGCAACTTTCCCATGGCACTTGCATTTCTCGACGAAGAGGTTATTGAAGGCCTATCAAAAGAGCTTCAATCTGGACGATACTTAAACCTCAGCAAAATCAACGGCGAAAAGAAAGTCCGCTTTTTTGGTCAGGGCTTGACCGGTTGGGAAGCCTGGACAGACGACAAAACGCCTATTCGCTGGGAGACCAAACCAAGTGAGTACCCCGCAAACATCAAAAGAGGTGATGATAACTCTGTAGATCTCAAGCGTTTTGTTGCTGGTATTGTTTACGACTATGAAGATGATCAGTTCAAAATCATGAATATTAACAAACCTTCTGTACTCACAGAGTTTTTTAAATACTGCAAGACCCCCGAGTACGGCGATCCTCAAGGATACGACATCAAGTTTGGGAAAACAGGCAGCGGCATGGATACTAAGTACACCACCCTGGCTCTGCCACCTAAATCGGTTCCTGACCTTCTTATTGCTCGATTTAAGGAGGAATGCAGCGGCTGGTGTTTGGCCGCAATCTTTGACGGCGATGACCCCTTTGGTGGAACCAGCGCGGCCTAATTTGTCAGCCTGATCTTCACACGGGCTGGCTTACCGGTCAGCCCTTTATTTTAAAACAGCTATGCACAGCACACCACTAATTCGCATTTACACTCGAAACATCGAGCATTTAGCTTTCAAACGCGGTTGGGATTCTACGCGCCTAGCTGATGAATTAGGCATTTCGCCTAATACGTTTCGTCGTCTTTTCCGCTCTGGGGTAAGTCGTTACATCTGCACAGACTTGTTTCAGACTGCCTTAACCATTTTTGATTGTACGCCAAACGATTTGCTTTTACCACAAGATGGCATCGAGTACATTGTTGACCAACCGGATCACCGCGTTACCGCGCTGGGAGATTCCTAGTCACACAGCCCCTAATGGCGAGCGCACTTATGAAACCCCCCTTGGGATTGGTAGTAGCGTTACGACTATTTTAAGCGGATCTCGTGACAACACCGAGATCGAACTTTGGCGCGAGTCTGTCGGTATTGAAAAAGCCGATGCTATTCGTGATTTTGCCGCCGCGAGAGGCACTACACATCATGCTTTAATCGAGCGATTTCTTACAGACCAAACTGAACCCGAGTTTGATTATGTACAAACTCCATATTGGTGTTCAACTCGTGCATTTCTAGGAACGATTCAACGCAGTTTAGTTCTTGAAGGCGCTATATGGCATCCTGAAGGTTTTGCTGGATCGTTTGATTGGCTCGGTTATTTAGAAGACGATGAGTTGCAGCCTACGTTATGTGATTGGAAAACAGCTGATACCCCTCGTAATCCAAGAAAGATGTATGAGTACAGCTTACAAGCTGCTGCTTATGTTGCCGGTGCGAACTATGTATACAACGGCCTGGGCTTAGACATCCAACGAGCCAAGATAGTGGTCGCACTACCCGACCAGTCTCCACAGATTGAAACCTTAGATAAGTCGTCGTTAGACCAGCTATTCCAACACTTTCTTGCTCGTTTACAACGTTACACCTTCTCCAAAAAATGATTCATCTTCACTGGTCTATTTTAATTATTCTTCTTTACTGCTTTTTCGTAGTGGGCTACTTCTTTGCTTTGCCTACCCTGCGAGTACGCAAGCGGGTGAGGAGTGTCGGAAAGCCGAGGGTCCAGCCATCAATTAGCAGCGGCATTCAATTTAATTCCCGCCGTAGCTCCCGCCCGCTCCGTCGAGTTGAGTCGAGGCGTGTAGTTTCGGCACAAGCGGTCAAAGAACAGTGAAGCAATGCCCCTCCCTCATCAACTGCGCACCAACCTGTAGGTTTTATGACTGACCTAAACATAACATTAGCTGAACGTGGCAGTCGTTATGGCGACTTTATGGGTCACTCAATGGTCACACAAGACTTAAAGGGCATTATTCTCAGCCACCTTGAACAGCGTAGTAAGTCGCTTGCGCCTGATCAGCAAGAAGCCCTTGACATGATCTTCCACAAAATCGGAAGGATCATCAATGGCGACCCTGACTACGCTGATTCGTGGGTTGATATAGCGGGCTACGCGCAGCTGGTGGCCAATAGGCTGAACAGGGAGGGTGTGCAATAAATGGCCCCTACCCCTATTTTGTTATGCTTACTGTTGCTGACAGGCTGTGCATATCCGCATCATCATCAGCGTACTGCACAGCCGCTGAAATCAGCATCTATTTCACCCTCCACACCAACTAATGATCCGATGATCACTGTCGTTCCTATCGACGTCCCTGCCCCTCTGGGGCTCCTAGGTGTTACTGCAATGTTTACCACAGCCCGTAGGTTGCGGAAGCGCATTAGGGAGGGAAGTGACTAACCCCCAAAGCAGTAGAATTATGGCCATAGCCGTATCACTACTCCTTACGGCGGCTCTGTATTTTCTTCTAACTACCTTCTCAACAAAGAGAAGGTGATTTCACCCTTATTCTTTTTTCAGAACCCATGTACTTTTCAAACAACACCTTTGACATTGTCAGGGCCTGGTTTCAGGATTCATCCGTCATCCAGCTAAAAGCTGATCCAGAATTGTTGGCAGTAGCCCTGGAGGCATTTGCAATGCATGTCCAGGTTGCCCCAGAAACTGCTAACGAACCCCCTACTAACAAGTTTCTTAGGCACGGGCAGATTGCGATGCGCGATACGGCACGGCAGATCGCGGCTGAAATCCGTCGTCAACCCGCATCTCCATTTGCTAGCGGCATGTCACTAGATCCAGGGGATTTATCTACTTTAGATTCTTTTCAGGAAGCGGAGGCGGTGAGCCAGAACTAATTACCATCGCAGCCGAGCTGTAGGGCGTTCAGTGAACAACTATCAGGTAACACTGGTGTTTGCTGTCGCCCTTTTGGCTTCAGAACTAATGCTCACTTCAGTGGCCGCATAGCCCCGTCAACCTGCGTCCGGAGCCTGCTCCGTTGATTTTATGTCTCACACCCCCGTAAAAGCCGGGACCTGGATCTGCGATCACGGCGACATCCGTGTCTCGCCTGACGGTCAGCCCAGCGTCTTCGACATGATCCGCGTGCTGGGCGGGCAGAAGAAGCCCACAATGGTGTGGCTGCGTCTGAAGGAGTCCCATCCTGAGGTTGCCACAAAATGTGGTTACCTCCAGTTTCCCGGTTCGGGCCAGCGCGAGACGCCAGTTGCCAAGACCAAGGAGGATGCCTACTACATCCTTGGATTGTTGCCTGGAGCAGTCGGCAAACAATATAGAGAAGAAGCGGCTAAGTTATTTGTAACTTTCCTAGATGCACCAGAAAAAGCTATTTACTTAGCGGCAGATAGGTTATCCCAAGATGAACTGAAGCGCGTCGAAGCTAGGCTAAGAGGTAAACGCACACGTAAATTTTTCACCGATGTGCTTCAGCAGCACGGCGTGCAGCAGCACGGCTTTGGACAATGCACAAACGCTGTCTACATCCCGCTTTTCGGGCGAACCGCGGACATGTTAAAAACAGAGATAGCGCAAGAACGTAATATCCAACGTGCAAAAGTCAATCCACGAGACTACTTTGATATTGAAGAATTAACGTATGTAGAAACCGCCGAGCGCGTTGCAGCTGGTCAGTTGCGTCGAAAAAATGTGTACGGAAATTATTCAGTAGTACGCGAGGTAAGAAATTCTACTGAATATACGAAAAAACTACTTAACGGCGAGATCGATATTCCGACAGTACATTAAAGTATTCTTGTGGCTTCTGCCTTTGCGGTCCAGGGCACCAGCACCAGAGAACCTCCCTCCGGATCCAACACCCAGGAAAGCTCTACTGCAACCCTGACTCCACCGAGTTGCGATCTTGTATGAACACCCCCTCGAATCTCCGCCTGCTCCCAGCGCATTCGTCCCCCCGAGTACGAATCTCCATGCAGCAGGACATCCCAGCCGGGTGGCATAGCGCGTAAGTATCTTGTATCCGTACAATCGCCTAACCGCAAACGGTTGCCAAGGCGCTTATGACCAAATCCGAAGTACGTGAGTACCTAAACGAGGTAGGGCGGTGGCCAGTGCTTAGCCAGGAAGCACAGTTGCAACATTGCTACAGGATTAAAGCATGGGTAACGCATGCAGATGGAAAAGATCGATGTCCGAAGCGCATAAAGCGGGCAGGGGAGAGAGCGATGAAAGTGATGGTACTGACCAATCTACGTTTAGTCATCTCAGTAGCAACCAAATACCAGTATCGAGGTTTAGACTTACTAGATTTAATTCAAGAAGGCAATATAGGTTTAATCCGAGGTTTAGAGCTTTACGACCCCACCCGTGGATACGCTGTCAGCACTTATGTTTACTGGTGGGTACGACAGTCTATTGTTCGTGCTATACATCTGAGCGGTAGAACCATTAAGCTACCAATCAACGTGCAAGAAGTAGTTATCAACGCACAGACGAAAGCAGCGGAATTTACCAGTATGCAAGGCCGTGCTCCTACATTAGAGGAATTAAGCGGTCTTATAAACGAGACACCAGAGCGCTTAAGTTTTTGTTTGCAGATGTCAGACACTACACAGTGCTGTACATACGATATTCAATGCGCGGCTGACGGCAGCCACATGTTAGAGTTCATCCCTTCAGAAGACACTACAGAATACGAAATCGAGTATCCTGAAGAGTTCAGCGATCGGGTCACTCCCGAAGCTGTTGCTCATGCATTTTCGTGTTTAAATGAAAGAGAGCGCCAGATAATAGAAAAAAGCTATTACAATGATGAGGTGCTTGCGGAGGTTGCTGCAGATTTCAAAATATCCCGTTCCCGAATCGGGCAGATCCGCAGAGCAGCTCTGATCAAGATGCGTACCGAGATCGAGCGATACCAGATGACCCCACCGTAGCTTGACAAGTTATAAATTATATGCCAGTCTACAGCATCTATACCTGCTCTATGCCCCGCTCTGCCCTTGTTCCCCTGCCGGACCTCATCCATACGTTTGAAGAAATTTACAAACGCGATGGCTACGTGCGCTGGGCCGAAGTGGCTTCCATCCACGGCATTTCCCGCCAAGCTGTCCATGCTCGCATCCAGGATGCCCAACACCAAGGTTTTCTTCCCCCCGAGGACGTAGCACGTTGGCGGTCTATGAGTTCTCGTGCAGCCCTTTCTCGTCGTCGTCGTGACATACAAGAGTTGCATCGCCGGTTTCGGTTAGACATTCAATTGACATCTGAAAACTACGCCTGGCTCGACGCCGAGTGCGTGAGCGGCAATTGCACACGTACGGATGTAGTTAATGGTTTGATCAACAAAGCGAGGACAGCTGAGCACTCTTGACCCACTCAACCACAGAAGCTGTAGAAGCAGCCGGGGAGCTGAGTTGCTGAGCTACTGAGGGTGCTGCTGCAGCCAACCTATTCCCGAACCAGTCACATAGCAATCGGCAACTGGTCTGATGTTCAACGCTGATTTCTACCCTACTCCGCCCGAGGTGGCGGCGACCATGTTGGACCCGTTGGACCTTCGCGGTCGCACCGTGCTGGAGCCTTCTGCCGGCAGCGGCAACCTGGTGCGCGAGTGCCTGGCCCGTGATGCTGCTGAGGTGCTCTGGTGCGAGCCGGAACCTCAGCTGCGAGCGATCCTGCACAGCCTGCCCGGCGGTTACTACCTGGGCCACGATTTTCTGCAGGTTCAGGCTCACCAGGTCAGTCATGCGGATCTGATCGTGATGAACCCGCCGTTCAGCACCGATGAGTCCCACATCCTGCATGCGTGGAATGTGGCCCCACCAGGCTGCGAAATCGTGGCGCTCTGCAACTGGAACACCATCTCCGGCCAGTACCGTGGCCTACAGGTTCAGCTGGCGCAGCTGATCGAAGGTTACGGCAGTAGTGAAGCCCTAGGCGAGTGCTTTGCTGACTCTGAGCGCCCCACTCGTGTCTCAGTCGGCATGGTCCGCCTCACCAAGCCAGGGCAACGTGCAAGCGGCGCTGATGAGTTCGACGGTTTCTTCCTCGGACCTGATGACATCGAAGCCCAGCAGGGTGAGGGGCTGATTCCTTACCGTCGCAGCCGCGACATTGTGAACCGCTATGTGGAGGCGTGCCGGATTTTCGATGAACAAGTGGCGGCCGGCGTGCGGTTGCGCAGCGTGCTAGATGGCTTCTTCGGCAAGGATCTAGGCCTGCAGGTCACGATCGAAGGCCAGGCGGTCACGCGCAACCGGTTCAGGAAGGATCTGCAGAAGCGGGCCTGGCAGCACGTCTTCGATGAGTTCCTGCCACAGCAGATGGCCACCAGCCAGCTAGCAAAGGACATCAACCGGTTCGTGGAGGATCAGAGCAAGATCCCGTTCACCGAGCGCAACATCTACCGGATGCTCCAGATCGTCGCCGGCACCCAAGAGCAGCGGATTGATCGTGCAGTGGAGGAAGCGATCGACAGCCTCACCCGCTACACGAAGGAAAACCGCTATGGCGTGGAGGGCTGGGCGACGAACTCGGGCTACATGCTGAATCAGCGGTTCATCCGTGGATTCCTTGCGGAACTGGCCTGGAGCAACCCCGGCAAAGTGCGTCTCAAGACCTACGGCAGTCAGTGGGATGAGATCCAGGATCTGATCAAAGCGCTGTGTTTCATCACCGGCCGCGCCATCGAGGAAGTGCGCACGCCTGAGCGGATCAATGAGAACAGCTACGAGTCCGGCATGTGGCACGACTGGGGGTTCTTCCTGTTCCGCCCCTACAAGAAGGGCACAGTGCATTTTGAGCCTTGGCACTGGGATTCAACCCTCCCCCTTCAGGGGGACTTTCCTTGATTCTCGATGTACTGGCGGATCACGGTGATCGGAGCCCCCCCGCAAGAACCGGCGAAGTAGCTTGGACTCCATAGGTGTTCTGCGTGGGGGCGCAGCGGGAACTCCTTGCGAAGCATCCGGCTGGATACGCCCTTCATGGCGTTCACGATCCCGGCCACCGATTGCTTGGGCGGGTACTCGACCAAGAGGTGAACGTGATCGGGCTCACCGTTCAACTCCAGCAACACGCAGTCCAGCTTCTGGGCAACACCCTGGCAGACCTCCCGCATCCGGTCCAGCTCCGCATCACCTAAGACCTTGCGCCGGTATTTGATCGTGAAGACCAAGTGGACCACAAGCCGAGAAACGCTGTGCCGGCCTCGCCGAAGCTTGTCTAGTTGCATGGCAAACCCAAGTTGGTATGCTGTTGGGATGAAGGCACGTTACCGCTTCCGCCTGTATCCGCATCCGCACCAGCGCATCGCGTTGGCGCAGCTGTTCGGCTGCACCCGGCGGGTGTGGAACGATGCCCTGGCTCACTGCCAAGGGCTGCGGGCAGCGGGCAAGAAAACACCTTCTGGCTACGCCCTGCGTAACTGGATGTCCGCCGCCAAAGCAGGTGTCCCTTGGCTCGCAGCGGCACCCTCAACGCCGCTGTGCGAATCGGTGCTGGACTTGGCGGTTGCCTACAAGAACTTCTGGGCCAGCTGCACTGGTAAGCGCAAGGGGCCGAAGGTGCGGGCGCCTCGCTTCAAGTCGAAGCGAGACAGCCGCCAGGCCGCTCGGTTCACGAAGGTGGCCTTTCGCTGCCATGAACGCACCCTGCAGCTCCAGAAAATCGGCAAGGTGCCCATCGAGTGGAGCCGGGATCTACCGGCGGAGCCCAGCTCTTGCACGGTGATCCGTGATGCCTCGGGCCGCTACTTCGCCTCCTTTGTAGTGGAAGTGGCTGGCGCCAACTCCTGCGCCATTCGCCCCCAGGAAGGGCGAGCCATCGGCATTGACTTGGGCTTGGCATCCCTCGCCATCACCTCTGACGGCGAAAAGGTGCCCCTGCCAAAGCACTTCGATGCGGCGCGGAAGCGGCTGCGTCACCTGCAGCGGCAGGCGGCGAGGAAACGCCGTTGTGTCTCCAAGGGCACGAAGGCATCGAATCGCCTCAAGGCCGTGGATCGCAAGATCGCCAGGCTTCACGCCAGAGTTGCAGACCAGAGAACCAATGGGCTGCACCAACTGACGAGCCGCCTGGTGCGCGATCACGACTTCATCGCCATCGAGGATCTCAATGTGTCCGCGATGCTGAAGGCGCCGAAGCCGGTGCTGGATGAAGCGATGGCTCGCTGGCTGCCCAATGGCCGCGCCTCAAAGCGTAGCCTGGCCCGTGGCATCTCCGATGCTGGCTGGGCCACCTTCCGCACCATGCTGGAGCAGAAGGCCGACCGTGCCGGTAAACGGGTGGTGGCGGTGAACCCCGCCTACACCAGCCAGCGGTGCAACCACTGCGGCCACACCGAAGCCGCCAACCGCCCGAAGCAGGACACCTTCCGGTGCCAGAGCTGCGGGCACACCGAATATGCCGACATCAACGCGGCACGAAACATCTTGGAGGCCGGACTGGCCTTGTCTGGACGTGGAGCCTTGCGTAATTCCGAGCCTCGCTTGGTTGCTGGCTGCGAAGCGTCAACCCACCTGAAGGTGATGGCTCATGCAGCCTGATCTGAGAAGGAATCTCCGGCCTTCAGGCCGGGGAGGAAGTCAACAACCCAGCAAGGGAGCCAGCCTATGTAGTTTCAGCCTTTCCAGAGCGCGGCCCTGTGTTGCGTTGGCTGACCGATTCCTGAACCGAACTCATTTTTCACCCCATTCTGATCATGTCTTCTTACACCCACACTTTTGACGTACGCCTTCAACTGGAGTCTTCTTTTGAAAGGTTCGACAGTGCCTTGATTGATTTTATTAAAAAGTATTCAGACCGAGAAATTATAGACAGGTTGTTTGAGAGCGAGGATGTGTCTTCTTGTTTGAGATATGCAGTGCACGCCGAGACGTTCGAGGAATCAGACCCAGATTTTTGACAGCTGCTTTTTCAACTCCTGCTTTACTGATTTCTAAACCAGTCATGCCCCAACCTTCTCACGTTTGCGGTTTCCTGCTGGCCCTGGCCTTTACCGGCTGGGCCGTGCATCAGGCCCGCATCACATCGCCTACGATTCCCAGCCAAGAGCATCGAGCTGTGACCGCTATCATTGCGCCTCCAGTTCACCAGTAATTGCATCTTTTCCCACACTCATCTATTACAAACCGCAATGACCGCAACCGTTTCCCGCGTCCGCATGTACAAACCTACTGGCGACATCGGCCGACGCTTACAAGAGGCCTACCAACTGCAGGCCGACATCGCCGCTCTCGAAGATAAGCTAAAAGTGCATCGTGACTTTATACTCAAGCACATGGAAGAGCAGGAACTTGACAAGATACAGCTCAACGACATTACTGTCTACAGGAGAATCCGCCACAAGTGGAGCTACTCTATTGCTACACGCAATGAGATGTTGAAACTACAAACAACCCAGGAATACGAACAGGCCGAGGGCATCGCCACCGATAACCCGCGTGTCTACATTGCTCTTACCCATAAGGAGGCTCAGAAGTGATGACTGAGGCATTCCCTCGTTCCTAACCCCCTCCCCACTATGTGCCTTTCTATCATCGTTGACTCCCCTGATCGCCTACTCGCCGAGGGCGAGGCCTATGGCTTTCAATGGGTCGTCACGCACAACACAATGGGCTCCCGATGCGGTTACATCCGACTCCCTGAGAACCACCCCTGGCACGGATGCGATTACAACAACATCAAGGCCTCAGTCCATGGCGGGCTGACCTTCTCCGAGCCAGACGAGAGCTGCGATGCCCCCGGCCCCGATTCGGACTGGTGGATCGGCTTCGACTGCGCCCACGCCGGTGATGCACCGGATCCCGCATTGCTTGGAGGTTACCTACGCCGGCTCCCCCGACCTCTGTACGGCGAAATACGCACCCAAGAATATGTAGAGGAGCAATGCAGACAGCTATGCAAGCAGGCTTGCACCGCTTCGGTAGCCAACAATCTTGATAAGTACTACCAAGCTATCGCCGGAACCGCAAAACAATTCAGTGACGCTTTTACGTCGATGCTTCAACTCTTTGTACCCACCTCACCTTCCAACACCGGACAACCCTGGTGGCCCCTGGACGTGACCGACACCAGCGGTTCTTTCGGCCGCTTCGTCTGGGTCAACTCCGATGAGGACGGCTGGGGCCACTGCTACTGGGAGGATGACGACAATGCGTAAATGTGTCACCAACGCCACCTCACTGCAGCCATAGCTATGTTCTACGTTCAAGCAACACTGCAAGAGCCCCATGGTGCGATGAACTTAAAAGAGATTCGCACACGCTTCCCCTGCGAAGCGTACGTTACTTGGGATAGCAGGCATGTACCTGTCTTTCTTGGCATTGACAATCCACCAAAGCCCGTGCCGATGGGAGAAGCCGAACGGCTGCTATCCCAGTGTGAAAAGGTTCACGGGTGGATGTATGACCATAATTTGCGGATTGTGCCCGCCTAGCCCACGGCCCGCCGGGAGCCTGTCTCGGCAATCCATTCCACTGCACTTCACGCCATGAGCAAATCCCAAATCCCAGAAGACTTAAGAAGGTCTTTTAATCATGAGAACAAGAATAAGCCATCCGGCGAGCCTCCCTTAAAGCTCAAGACATCAGAAACCCCTCCCTGTGCAAACGCATGGGAAGTTTCCAAATTGATTGCTTCACTAGAGGCCCGCCTGGAAGCGTTAGAAGCCCGCTGGCGAGCCTTGGCGGCACCATCCAATCGGAGCTCTCTGGGGCTCCGCAAGCCACTGGTCCCGTTCCCAAAAGACAAGCCGTGAGCCACCCCTACGAAATCCACCTTCAGGCTCCCTCCGGCCAGCGCAACACAGGTTAGCCAGCCAACCACCCCGAGCTAGATTAAAGGTAGCTTCTAGCTTTCTCCATGACTGTTACTCCTGAACAGGTGATCCAGATTTTGGGATCAGCTCTGCTGATTTCAGAACTCCTGGCGCAGATTCCCTGGATTAAGGCCAATAGTATTTTTCAGCTTATCACGGGAGTGCTGCGGAGTCTGCTTAAAAAAAAGAACTAGACCCAAAGCTCCTCGACCTACTAAATCGCTATGGCGTAGTAGGTAAGGCAGCCAAGCTGTATCTACAGCGTTATGTCAAGCGTATAAACGTATGGCTCAAAACCTATTTTATACCCGCAACAGTCACCGAAGCTGAAGAGCAGTACTTCAAAGAAGCACCGGTACCTCCTCCACCTGACCCGATTCTTATTGAGCATCCAATTGACCCAACAACTCAGACTGGCGCCAGTGCTGCATTAGGCGGGTCCTTATCCATCCACGCCCCTTGGTCTATGCAACCCGCGATTGATTTGATCACCGAGTTCGAGGGCTTTTCCTCCAAGGCCTACCCCGACCCCTTGTCTGGTGGCGAGCCCTGGACGATCGGCTACGGCTCCACCTATGTCAATGGCAAAAAGGTCCGCCGTGGGGATGTCATCACCAAGGAGCAGGCCATGGCGGAGGTGAGACGCGAGCTTGCCAAGATAGAGGCGAGGCTATCAAAACGCATCCCGTATTGGGCTGAGATGACATCCGGCCAGCGTGGTGCGCTGCTGTCGTTCGCCTGGAATCTCGGCGCGAATTTCTACGGCAGCGAGGGTTTTTACAGCCTCACCCGAGCGCTGCAAACCAAGGCCTGGAGCACTGTGCCTGCTCTTCTGGAGCGTTACCGCAATCCAGGCAGCGCAGTGGAGGTCGGCCTACGGAGGCGGCGCATTGCAGAGGGCCGCTTGTGGCAGCGTCCAGCAACCAGGGTTGGATAGGTTGACAAGTCAACCCAGCCCCGTTACCTTGTAGGAGTCCCCCACCCCTGGGGTGCGCCTGGGTCACCAACGCACAGTCCTCTCATCTACTACCACCTTCATGCATACAACCTTTCTTCGTCCCGGTAGCTACAACACCGTGACGCAGGCCGCCATCGCCCCTGGCAATGACGTAATGGTTTACGGCCGCTACCGCGAACGCGGCTACCACGTCGAGCCCCTCACCTCCCGCGCTGGTGGTGTCATCACCCCCGAAAACGCTTCCGCTTCTGAAGCCTTTGCCCTGGCGGGCCTGAACTGGACGGCGGAGAAGTCCCCGGTGCTATACAGCCCTGACGGCTGGAAGGTTGCTATCTCCCCCGACCACTGCTCCATTGTCCGTTCCGATACGGGCGGTCTACTCGGTATCCACGGCGCCGGCCACACACCGCTCCAGCACAGCGCCATTATCACTGTCCTCGATTATATCCGCGAGGACATCCAGATCGAATCGGTGCTGAACATTCGCGAAGGCCGCAAGGTCTTGGTTTCTGCTGCCCTCAAGCTGCAGGACGAGGTGGTCCCCGGCGACCGCATCCGCCGCTACATCCACATTTTCAACTCCCACGACGGCTCCAGCGCCTTCGGCGTGATGTTCTCTGACAGGCGCCTCCGCTGCGCCAATGAGATCAACTTCATCACCGGCCGCGCCTTCCACAACGCCGTCGCTGAGGGCACCGGCCCCCGAGCCCGCCACACCGTCAACGTCGAGCAGTTCGCCCGTTCCCTGCCGGATCTGATCAACCTCCAGCAGAAAAGCTTCCACCAGCGAATTTGGGCAATGCAGGACATGGCTGCCACACCCTGCACCATCGAGGTGGCCCGCCGCATCTTGGAGCAGACCTATGCCGATCGGCTCGCTACTCCCGTGAAGGAGCGCAACGGCGATACCCGTGCCCGCCATCTCGGCGACATCCGCGACTTCGACACGATCATGAGCCACTACCAGGGGGAGACCGGCTACGGCATCAACGACGACGCCCGTCCGATCGGCGGCACGGTCTACGGCCTGTACAACGCCATCACCCAGTTCCACACGCACGATGCTGGCCGCAGAACCGACGCCACCGAGCACGCCCGCGCCCGCCTGGAGTCCCTTTGGGGCGGTCCCAGCGCCACCCGCGTAGAGAAGGCCTACCAGGCCTGCCTCGCCGCCTGCTGATCACCACATCCCAGGGGTGCGCCTGGGTCCATAACGCACTTCCCTTTTACATCCCACATCCCATGACATCGTCTTTACACGAAAAAGACTCAATTACTGGCTTCACAATCGACCCAAAAGGTCCAGAGCAAACCTACGCGGAATGGAAGGCAGCTAGGCAAGGCACAACCCCATCCTGTACACCCGAAGTCTGCACTCCCACCGAGGGCGAAACCCTCCTGCAGGAGGCCCTGGCGGAGATGACCTCCACCGTCCGCGACGAGGCCAAGGCTGTCATCCAGGAGCGCATCCGTGAGATTCAACACCTCGAAGTCCTGCTTGCCAAGGCTAAAGCTGATCTACAGGCATTCACGCAGCGCCCCGCCGCTGAGATCGCCATGGGCGTCAGTTCCAAGGCCAAAGGCCGAAGCGTTACAGGGCATCGTCCCCGACGGTCAGTGAGCCGAGATGTTTTCCACTTCTCAACCCAGCAAGATGGGTGGGTCGATGAGCTGCTCAAGCTGGCCTATCGCCGCATGGATGCCCGCGCTTCATAAAGAAAAGGCCCCGGGAACCACCCCGAGGCCGCTCATCTACTACACACAGCCGTTTTCGACCATGCTGCCTGATTATTTCACACTACCGCCGCCCCGCGCCAAACTGCCTTTACCGGGTCCCCGCACCACCGGATCCTTTTCCCTTTTTACTTCCACGACACATGGACATGGCCATGGCAGGTTTTGCTGTCTACGTGCTCCTCCAGATGGAGACAGGCGTACCTCTGTACTCCACAACTGCTCTCCCTGAGGAGATTACAGCAGCCAACGCATCTTTAGAGGCCTACGGCAATAGCTGCCGTTTTGTTCCTAAGAGCAGTCTGTCGCATTCATCTACTACCTAATGTCTCCTCCTTCTTCAGACAACGGCTGGGCAGCCTTCGCCCACTTCTGCAATGAACTTGCTCCGGTGATGGGCCCCCTGCTCTCAACCGTCGCCGAGACCGCTCATGCCATCGACCGTGCCCAGCGCGGCGTTACCACCACCCAGTCCCTTCCCCAGTCCCGTACCCGGAGTTTATGACCGATGCCGAATTTCTCGAACACGTTCGCAGCATCTGCCCCACCAAGGCCTGCTACAGCACCTCCGCCGAAGCCAAAGCGATGATGCGTAGGCGTCAGTTCTCCGGCAGGCCCTACGCCTGCCCCTGGTGCGACTTTTGGCACATCACGACTCTTGACCGAGTCCGCAGTAAAGCGTTCTCTCGTCGCCTTAAAAGTATCCGCTCTTTGGAGTTTGAAGATTCATGCGCTATTCCGTCTTGATCTTTTGCCTATCGTTGTTGACTGGTTGTGCTTCTAGTTATCGCTCATTTCCGCAAACCGAAGCACGACAGTTTTACTATTCTATTGCAGAGTCTCATTCGTGCACAGACCCTGTAATGCCTAGTCTAGTATCAGTTCCACCATTTAGTTATTATGCGAAATAGCAACAGCAGCTTGATAAGCACTCTTATCAGTATAAGAAACCCATGGCGTTTCAGTCCTGGTGACACGGCTTATGTTCGTGGTTGGTCTCAGGACTATCCAGTAACGATCGAGGCCCCAGCAGAGTTCGGCGAAGGCTTACGCCGCGTCACGGTCCCGCACTACCACTGCCGTGACCACCTGGGCGGCACCTGGCTGCTGAGCCAGCTGCATCTGTCCAGATCACCAATTTCGGAGCGCAAGCGATGACAGCTAACCGGCCACTGCGCGGCGGCTCGTGGATCCACCTCCCGCACGACTGCCGCGCCGCCTTCCGGCTCAGCGGCTACCCGGACAGCACCGGCTCCAACCTCGGCCTGCGTCCCTGCTGTATCCTTCCCCTCCCCCATTCATCTCTCAATCCCTCAGAAACCATGACGACCTCCAATCACACTATTTCCGCCTCTGCTCTCAACCTGCCCATGGTGTCCATCGCCCCAGGGCGCTTCATGATGGGATCCAATTCACCGTCGGCTTTCTCTGATGAGAAGCCGGTCCATGAGGTGATTATCGACAAGGGCTTCGAGATGGCGGAGACTCCGACCACCCAAGCCCAGTGGCGATGGGTCGCCGAGAACCTGCCCAAGGTCGAGCGCGATCTCGATCCTGATCCTTCGCGCTTCAAGGGCGACAGCCGCCCGGTCGAGCGCATCTCCTGGTATGACGCCATGGAATTCTGTGCCCGCCTCAGCCGGGCTACAGGCAAGACATACACCCTTCCCACCGAGGAACAGTGGGAGTACGCCTGCCGCGCAGGCACCACCACTGAATTCGCTTTCGGGGACACCCTCGATGAGTCCCAGGCACGCTTCAACGCAGACTCCACCTGCGATGTCAAGCAGTACAAAGCCAACGCCTGGGGCCTCTACGACATGCACGGGCAGGTCTTCGAGTGGTGCCTTAACGAGTACCAACCCTACTGATTCCCCTCCTATGCACTCTGATCTGCGGGGCGGCTCCTGGGACAGCAACCCCGGGGACTGCCGCTCGGCCTTCCGCGACCTCAACCAGCCCGTCTATGCCAACGGCAACGTCGGCTTCCGTGTGGTGTGCCTCCCCGGGGAGGTAGCACCACCCCGGATGCTGCTGCGCGGCGGCTCTTGGGTCAACGACCCCAGGCTCTGTCGCTCGGCCTGGGGCGGCCACGCCCTGCCCGGCAATGCCAGCCTCAACTCCGGGTTTCGTGTGGTGTGCCTCCCCGGGGAGGTGACACCATGACAACTCGTGACACCCTTCGGCTGTTTCGCGTGCGCGGCGGCTCCTGGGACGGCTACCCCAGGTACTGCCGCTCGGCCTACAGCAACCACGCCCGGCCCGGCGATGCCAACGACGACGTCGGGTTTCGTGTGGTGTGCCTCCCCGGGGAGGTAGCACCACCCCGGATGCTGCTGCGCGGCGGCTCCTGGGACATTGGTAACTACCGGTTCTGCCGCTCGGCCTTCCGCTACCACTTCCAGCCCGACGTTGCCAACGACTTCATCGGGTTTCGTGTGGTGTGCCTCCCTGCCCCCGAGATCGTAGCCGCTGCTGCCCTCCGCGCCCTGGAGGACCATGGCTGACCCAGCTTCACTAGAGCAACTGAGCAGGGCCGCTGAATCAGCAGCGGAGAGATATGTCGTAACTGACGCAAGTTCGTATCAGTTGCTGAACATTATCAGCTGTCTTGAGTCCGCGGCTGCCATATTACGGAGGAAAGCATTCAGGAGACAGTTATTATGACTGAACAACAGCAGCATCCCAGCAGCCCGCCTCAAGAGCTGCGAGACAAATGGAGAGAAGCGCAAACGGCAGAAGAACTCATATCGCAAATAGAGAATGAGGCTCTTCGAGTGCTTGACTCGAAGATGCCTGTTACTCGTCCTCCTTGGATTATGACAAAAGACCTTTACGACAAAGCCGCTGCTGCCTTCCGCGCCCTGGAGGCCCTTCCCGATGACTGACCTACTCACCCGACTGCTGGCCCTTGCTGGGGAGGTGACACCGTGGTGATTTGGAAGTTTGAGTTGAAAATTACGGACATGCAGGAAGTGACGATGCCAGAGGGCGCAGAGTTGCTAAGCGTGGCGAACCAGAACGGCAACCTATGCCTTTGGGCGATGGTCGATCCGTCGAAGGAAAAGCGACATCGTTACATCGAGATCATTGGGACAGGCAACCCGATGCCAACAGACATGGGTATTGACCGGAAGTTTATCGGCACAGCGGTTATGAATCCGTTTGTGTGGCATGTGTTTGAGCGTCGGTAATCGTCCGACGAACGGGGGTTTAACCAGTGAACTGGACTCATTTTTCGAAGTTATCTTTTACCAAAGAGGTCCACAATGTTGTCACAGCCTTGGACCTCACCATTCCTCCCGATGGACGGCCTCACGTCTTCCTACACAACACCGGAGACGGGCAGTTCTTCTCTGTGAAGCGGGAGGGTCCCGACAGATGGCTGATCACTACGACGCGTGGGGTGGATGTTGGCCTCAGTAGCCAGCTTGCCACTGAAGAGGTCAAGAAACAGGCCACCACTTGGTTCTTGTCCAAGGGTACACCTTCTGGCGATGCTTTACGGTACTGGCTCAATTTATGGGAGGAACCTTAATTGCAGAATGTGGAGGAGCACAATCGCCGTCTTTTTTGTCAAGCTTGTCAGCAGCTAACCCATTTACGAACAGTGCATAGACGCACCCGACACCTGAATGCTATGCTAGGAGGGAGCTCACGCCCCGCCACATGCTCACGGCTATTCGTGACTTCACACGGTCAGTGAGCCGAGATGTGGAGCGTTTCTTGCAGGCCCTCCGCACGATTGAGCGTCTGCCCGCACTCCTGGCAGAAAACCACAACACTCTTTTACACCAAATGTCCGCTCTCAGTCAGATCCTGTCCGGGATCGAATTTTTGATCACCGAAAATGCGGCCCTCAAGGCAGCGCTTGGTGAATCCGGCCTGACCAATGAGGCTCTCCAGGCTGAGCTTGCTGCTGCTGGTGAGCGTTACAAGTCTCTGGTTGCCGAGGAAGTCGCCGAGGACGAAATGGAAGCCCGCATCCTTAGCCGCCTATCCGAAGTGCTGCCCCAGCCTCCTGCAGAGGAGCCCGCTGCTGAGGAGCCTGTTGCCGAGGAGCCTGTTGCTCCTGCCGTCGAGCCTGCTGCTGAGGAGCCCGCCGCCGAGGAAGAGGAGCCTGCCTGAGCCGCTGCTCATTGACTGCACTGGGGGCTAAACGCCCCCTTTTTGCTATCTACTTGCACTCAGCTCCATGCCAGACCCCGATCCAATGCGGTTAACTCTTTCTCAATCCTTTGAACTAGAAAGAATGTGCCGCACGATAGATGAAACCAACGATATAGCCACCCTACGCCAACTCTGCAAAGAGACCCTCCGAGCCTGGCAAATGCAGAAAGCCGCCACAGCGTGGGTCATGCGCCAAGGGTTATAGTTGTTTAATATACGACGCAGCTAGCACCTATACCCATGCCCGGACGTAATCCCAACCCTATTGACGGCTTACGGGAGCAGGAACGGATGGCTGTAGCACTCCTGGCCCAGGGCAAAACGAACCGCGCCACCGCTACCGAGCTCGGCATATCAGAGCGTGCACTGTACAACTGGCGTCAAAAACCTGTGGTTCAACGTGCTATCTTCCTCAGGCAGCAGCAAATAATTTCAGACAACGAAAGCCAAACTATAGAACTTCTGCCCGAGGCGATTAGCACTCTTAAAGCCATCATGCAGGACTCCCGTGCTCGTCCCTCCGATCGCATTGCTGCTTCTCGTGCCCTGATCAACGGTGCAGGTCGCTATCAAGAGACCCAAATGCTAAACCGCAAGTTGGCCAACCTTGAAGCGATGGTGGACCCCCTGACCGCAGAACTTCTCCCCGAGGACGAGGATAATCTCCCTTCATTCGAGCCTACCGATGAATGACCACATCAACGCTGACGCAACTCGTCCGCCGCGCTGACAAGCTGCAGGCTGCAATCGAACGCCGCAAGGCCCAGGCCACCTCCTCCCCCGAGGCCGCTGTCAGCACTCTGCCTACCATTGACCAGTGGCCCGAGTTTGCTCGCCTGACCTGGATCACCACGAGCGGCACTGTCGCCCCATTCGACCCGTACGACTTCCAGATTGATCTAGTACGGCAGATCTATTCCCATCAGAATGTTATTGTAAATAAATCACGCCAAGTTGGCGTTAGTGAAACTGTTGTCAACGCCCTGAGCTGCCGTGCCGCCACTGAACCGGGGTATGTTGCTGTCGTATTTTCCAAAACTCAGGGCGATTCATCGCAGTTAGCACGCCGCGCTAAGCGGATGCTTAATAGCATTTCAGGTCACGCATTTCGTTATGCTACAGACAGCGCGACGCTAATCAGCGTCGTGGGCTTCGGCACTATCTACTTTCTACCCGGCAGCTCCCGTGCTGCTCGCGGTATCCCCTCTTGCTCAGACCTATGGATTGACGAGGCCGACTTTGTTGATGGTGCCGAGGAGATCTACCGCGCCGCCAGCCCCACGTTGTCCATGTTGGGAGAGAAAGGCCGTGTGATTGTCACCAGCACACCGGACACGGCTTCGGGCTGGTACGGCTCCCTGTGGCACGCTGGTATTTTCCCTGATTGGTATTCCTACGTCGAGCGTGCTCGTGATACCCCTGCCCAGGGCCCTGCTGTTATTGCAGAGCTGAACAACCGCCTGGCGCAACTCCCGGACAAGTGGCTCCGCGTTGCGATTCATTATTCCCAGCATTCGGTCTACAACCAAGATCCCAATTGGGCGAAGAAAACCCGTGAGGACCGCCGTATCACCCAATCTGCCTGGGCCACCGAGTACGAACTAGCCTTTGGTTCCACAAACAGCCAGGTCTACCCCTATGAACTGATCAACCGTGGCGCCCGAGGCTCCTGGCGCGAATGCGGCTCCGTTAATCGTACATACGTACTAGCTATAGATCCAAACGCGGGCGGCGATGATTACTTCGTAGGCTTGGTACTTGACATCACCAGCAAGCCGTACGAAGTTGTCAGCCTATACCGTGAAAACGGTCGTAGCACTGAGTACAGTCTACGCAAGATTAAAGAGCTGATAGAAGACTACATCCCGCATCGTATCATCGTGGAAAAGCAGGCCATGGGTGCAGTGATCGCCGAAGCGTTACAGGGCATCGTCCCCGAGTACGCGATCGAGCTGTTCTCCACTTCTCAGCCCAGCAAGATCACAGCCACGGATCGCATCCTGTTCCTGCTGGAACACGATGACCTGATCTTCCCCGAGGGCGTAATCGTCGATGAGCTTCGCGCTTTCCAGCAGAAAGATCACGGAGTCCGTGCCGCTGGATCTGGTTTCCATGATGATACTGTCATGGCGTTAGCCTTTGCGTGTAGTTTGATTCCAGAAACTCCGAATACTGCAGCGTTCTTTGCGAATATCTAAGTGCCCAGTGTAAGTTCCTCTGTACGCATTGCGAGTTCCTCTGCGCCTAGTGTAAGTTCGCGAAATTACACTCCAGTGATAAACTATGTGCATATCCTCCTAGTTTGATGAAGTCCTTCGAGCTAGTTTCCCGTTCTTGGAACGGCACGCCGATCCACCGGCGCATCACCGATGGCTATGCCAATGCCACGGCCATGTGCAAGGCGAACAAGAAGAGGTGGTCTGACTACCGGGAATCGGACCGCTGCCAGCTCTACCTGGACGCTCTGTCCCAAACAACGGAAATTCCGGTGTTTGATCTGATCCAGTCCCGCCAGGGGCACGGTGGTGGTACCTGGGTCCATCCCCAGGTCGCGGTCGACCTGGCCCGCTGGATCAGCGCACCGTTCGCGGTGTGGATGGACCGCTGGTTTTTGGAGAATATCCAACAAGCGTCAAAAGCACCTGTAGAGACAGTATCTCCTAGGCTTCGCGAAGTTGAGATGATTACTCTTATAGAGAGTAGCCTTAACTTGTTTGATCGTCTCGGCGGAATGGATCAACGTGATGAAATTCTGTTTAAAGATGTTGTTCGTAATAACTTATTAGCAGCCACGTCCGGTTCACTCCCTCAGATTGACCCCGAGCTCGCATTAAGTGATGCCTGGCTCGAAGTATTTAAACAACCGCTGAATCCTGCCAACTTTAATAAGATCGGTAAGCTAGTTGCCAGAAATTACAGAAAAGAATTTAATGAAGATCCTCCCCTTCGTGAGCAGTTTGTGAATGGCAGACCCTGTCAGGTAAAGAGCTATCGTCGTTCCTGGTTGCTTAGAACTTTAGAGCAACTAGATCCTGTCTCTATACTGAAGCCAAGTGTCTGACTCATCTGATTTATTCCGGAATAACGACGCTGTAAGTCGTACAGATGGCGCGTTGGTGAACGTGCTAACCGGCATGGGGACTGCCTCTACCGATCGCAGCGTCGCTACAAAAGTTGCGAATGCTTCACTGCTTTCTCAGACAGAGTTAGAAATACTGTATTTAAACGGTATCCCTCGCCGCTATGTAGATAATATTGCAGACGCAGTTCTGCGTCATCCCGCTACTATAAAACTAGGTGGGGACGACATACCCAATGCCAATGATCTCATTGCTGACTTTGAAGAGTATATAAAGAACCTCCAATTTCGCCGCGCTTACGCTGAAGTTGTCAAGCTCCAAAGGCTATACGGTGGTGCTGTCCTGGTCCTGCTGATTGACGATGGCCTTCCGCCTGATGAACCCGTTGACCCAGCACGTATCCGCGCTGTTCGAGGCCTAGTCCCGCTGTCTCGCCATGAGGTGATCCCCGAGGACTTCACGATTATTGACTACAGCAAGCCTCAGTTCTACCGCATATCCACTTCGCAGCGCCTGTCGCCCGACCAGACCAGCCGTTATGCCGATATACGCATACACGCATCAAGAGTAGCTCGCTTTGACGGGCTGTATCTCCCCTGGAATCTCCGAGTGCGCAACACCGGCTGGGGCCAATCTGTTCTGCAACTAATTTGGGACGCCTTTAAGCGCTACGAAAGCGGCATGATGGGCTTGGAAACAATGCTTTCAGACGCAGATCTATTTGTACATAGTATTCCGGGGCTCTTTAATCGTATTGCCGCTGGCAATGAATCAGACATCCGCAAGCGCCTAGAAGCCAATATCTTATCACGCAGCATGTACAAAGGTATGGTCATTGACAAAGAAGAGACAGTTACATATCTCAACCGTGCTCTCAACAATATCTCTTCAGCTACAGACCCCTTCATCAAAGACCTACAGGCCGCTACTGGTTGGCCTTCTGCCATCCTCATGGGTGAGTCCCCCGGGGGCTTGGGCAAAGAGGGCCGCTTTGAGGAGCGTCTTTGGGCCTCCCTGGTGGAGAACTGGCAGGAGATCTATTGCCTACCTCCTGTTGAGCAGATTTTCACCTACATCCTGGCCAGCCAAGAGGGCCCCACCCGAGGACGCCCCCCGCGTAATTGGTCTGTTTCGTTCCCTTCAGCGTTCACCGAGACTAATAAAGAGAAAGCTGACATTCGCTCTGCTCAAGCACAAATAGACCATGCCTATATCAATATGGGTGTGTTGAACGCCATCGAAGTACGCGAAGCTCGCTTCGGCGGTACAGACTTCAACACCGAAACCACGCTCAATCCTGCTGTAACCGAGCAGTTGATCGCTGCTGCGGACGCCTCGTTCGAGAGTCAGATGATGGGGTATCAGAACCAGCAGCTCACCACCCAGCAGCTCCCGGGTGGGGAGGAGCAGCCCCCTCCCCCCGCCCCCGAGGACGAAGCCAAGACCGACGTTTTCGACCATTACGCGGCCCACGGCATGCGGATCCGGGTCACCCACAGGATGGACGACCTATGTGCGGGCTATTTGGTGGGGCCTGATGGCCAGCGCACTGATTCCAGCCAGGCGGCCCCCCTGGTTGTATTCGGCCCTAACCGCGCCCGGGCCTACAAGCTGTATCGAGCCCGCTTCGATCGTGACGGGGAGCTGATCGACGGTCCCTATGCCACTGGTTTCGCGTCTCTTCGTGCTGCCAAGCTTGGAATTTCCCGATTATTCCGGCAAAATGTGGCAGGGCTCTCCGCTATACCCGAGAGCGAAATCGAGTCGCTTCGTGCTGGATGGGAGGTCTACTAACCTAAGTCTTGGATCTACTTGAGCGCTACAACAACCTGCTACGCAATGCTGAGGATGATACAGTTGTATTATTAAATAAGGTTTTGGAGAGTTCGTTCAATCGTCTGCTTCGCCGAGCACGGGAGTACATACGACGCGGCATGCAAGATCCTAGCCAACGGAATGTACTGCTATTGCAATTATTCCGTGAGCTGATTCCTGCTGTGCGGCCGGACATGCAGGACCAGTATGACGAGTTATTCCGGAATTTAGTTGCGGAGGCATCCAAGCTTGGGATCGTGGCAGCTGATGCGCTCACGGGTGAGCTACTACCAACTCATCCACGAGTGGATATTACAATTCCGATTGAGGCAACGATGGCTGCTGCGGCGCAGGCCAAGGGGTATTTAAGGCGTCATGGGGATGAGTTTGCTCGAACTGCTGCGGAGATTGTGGCGCAGGGGGTTGCAGAGGGTCGTCCGACGGATGCGATGGTGCGTGATATGCGTGATCGTTTGGGGATTACAAGAGGGAGAGCGGAGACAATTGTACGAACCGAAAGCCTGCGGGCGTATTCGGAGGCAAGTAATGCATATTATGCTACAATAGGAATTGATCTAGTGATGTATTACGCGACAAGTGATGATCGGACTTGTCCCGTATGTCGAGACAGGGCAGGTCGTATTTATCGACGTACAGAGTTAAAGTTACCGTTACATCCACGGTGCCGGTGTGCTGTAGCGCCGTATGACCCTGAGATAGCGAGGATTGATCCTGCCTATGCTGGGATGGCTGCACGTCATCGCAAGGAAGTCGCAAAGCATACTGGTGTTCCGTTAAGCGATGATTTAACAAAAGCAGTGTTTGAGTCGATGGCGCCTACTCCTGTTACAGATGTGTGACGGTTTGTGAACAGACTGCTTGTGGCCATGCCAACCACAACGGTAGGCGCTACAGTATGAAGACAGCAGGGGAGGCCCTGCACCACCACAACTTTTACATCATGGCTACTCTCACCGCCAACCCAACGAGTACAACCAACGGTCAAGTCTCTAAGCCTAAGCCTTTGCCTAAGCTCTCAGACATTCAGACGATAGTGCCAGTTTACAAGCAAACATGGTTGCGTGTGACTGAGCGGTATGATCTTTACGACGAAGGCTGCAATAATATCGTTGCCAAAGAATGGCATTCTATGGTGCTTGATGTGCTGGCTTTTGGTTTCGTATCGACACCTTACTATCTATCGGAACACGCTTATTTTACGATGAATCCAGATAGTCCAGAGAGTCCCTATTGGCTTTTTAAGCCTGGAGATCTACAGGATGTAGTAGTTGAGGTTTTTGTCGGCGAAAAGCCTGACACATCAAAACCCATAAAGAGCTTTTGTGAAGGGTATACATATGTCTGTGAAGAGGGGGCTCCAGTTGAAACAGTTGACTATTCCCTTTATTGGATAACAAGTGATCATTCCCTATAATTCTCGTGATAAACCTAAACAATGAGTCTCTCGATTGGTGCCGTCCTTGGCACCAGCACCAGTGGGTTGCTGAACAGCATCGCACTTGGAACTAGATCAATGAGCCGCCCCTACGAAATCCACCTGCTGGCTCCCTCCGGCCAGCGCCGCACCCTGCACCTCCAGGCCCAGTCCCCATCTCATGCCCAGCTGTCAGCAATCGAGCTGGCAGGCCTCGGCCCCAAGGCCACGGTGATCCGCTGCCATCGCCTGGGGGACTGGTGAGCGACCCCACCAACGCCGAGCGCTCCCGCCGCTGGCGTGCCAGGAAAGCCGGCAAGATGCCACCAGCAGAGCGGTTGATCTGCTCAGCCTGTGGAGCAGGTCGTAGCGGGCGCTACGGGGAGATCTGCCGTCGCTGCTGGGAGAGGGTCACGCCAGAGGGAAGGGCAGCAAAGGCTGAGCGGGTGGCAAAGACAAGGAAGAAGCGTGACGGATTGTGAACAGGCCTCGCTGTGCCCTTTAGGGCGGGGAGGAATGGCCTTCAGGACGATCCTGCTCAGCGATGTAGCGCCTGAGCGTTTCGATGGTGGCGCCGCCAGCACTTGAAGCGAAGTAGCTCGGACTCCAAAGGTGCTCGCCGTGCGGACGCAAAGGGAACTCCTTGCGCAGCATCCGGCTCGACACTCCCTTGAGGGCGTTGACCAGGGCCGACACCGAGAGCGTTGGCGGGTACTCGACCAGCAGATGCACATGGTCGGCTTCGCCGTTGAACTCCAGCAACTGAAAGCCCATCTTTTCGGCGACACCGAGGCAGACCGCCTCCATTCGCTCAAGGTGCTCAGCCGTCAGCACGGCTCGCCTGTACTTGACGACAAAGACCAAATGGACGACCAGCCTGGAAACGCTGTGCCTGCCTCGCCTAAGCGGTTGCTGTGCCATTGCACCCCAAGTCTGGTATGGTGATTGGTATGCAACTACGGTACCGCTACCGCTGCTACCCCAGCCCCGCCCAACAGCAGGCCCTGTCCCGCTCGTTTGGTTGTGCTCGGGTTGTTTGGAATGACGCCCTGGCCCTGAGCAACAAGCTCTATGCCGAGGGGGAAAAGTATCCGGGCGGTTCGGCGCTGATGGCACTGGTCATCACCAAAGCCAAGCGGACGCCGGAGCGGCAGTGGCTGACCGAAGCATCCCATTCGATGCTTCAGCAGTCAGTGCGTGACCTGGACCGTGCCTTTCGCAACTGGTGGGGTTCACTCACCGGCAAGCACAAAGGCAAGGCCAGAGCACCGCGTTTCAAGAAGCGGAGCAACGACCAGAGCATCCGTATCTGCGGCAAGCAGTTCCGCGTCACCGAGGGCGGCGTCCGCTTCCCCAAGGTGGGTGATCTGCCTCTGGTTTGGTCACGACCGCTGCCAGCGGTGCCTTCCTCCTGTACCATCATCAAGGATGCGGCTGGTCGGTACTTCGCCAGCTTTGTTGTGGAAGTGGATCGGCCCCAACTGGAGCCCAACGGCAACACCGTGGGAATCGACCTGGGCCTGACGACCTTCGCCACGCTCAGCACTGGCGAGAAAGTGGATGCGCCTAAGCCCCTGCGTTCCGCCTCCAAGCGGCTACGCAAGCTGCAACGCAACCTCAGCCGCAAGACCAAAGGCAGCAACCGCCGCAACCGGGCGCGGGTGCAAGTGGCACGGCTTCATGCCCGCATCGCTGACACCCGTAAAGATTTCCTCGACAAGCTCAGCACTCGCATCATCCGTGAGAACCAAACGGTGGTGCTTGAGGATCTGAAAGTCTCGGGGATGATCCGCAACCGCAAGCTGGCCCGTTCCATTGCGGATGCAGGCTGGCGTCAGTTCCGCCTGCTGCTGGAATCCAAGGCCCTGATGTATGGCCGCACGGTCAACATCATCAGCACCTGGGAGCCAACTTCTCAGCGGTGCTCAGCCTGCGGAGAACTAGGCGGCAAGAAGCCGCTCAACATCAGGGCGTGGACCTGTCTGCACTGCGGTGCCGAACATGACAGGGACATCAACGCCGCCAATAACATCGCCGCCGCCGGACAGGTGGAGGCACAAAACGGACGTGGAGCCAGGCGTAAGACGGGCTTGCCCGCTGCAGGCTGTGAAGCGTCAACCCAACAGAGGAGCAAGCAGTTATGCCTGCTCTGACTGGAAATCTCCGGCCTTCAGGCCGGGGAGGATGTCAAGTCCCAGTTGGACTGACCAACGCAGCTAACCAGATCCCCCGAGCACGTTACCTTAGGGCTATATCCCATTGTTGTTGCCATGGCGTTGACCAAAAAGAACTTGATGCCATCCCCGCAGGAGGAAGAGTGTGAGGACGGCGGGATGTACAAGCCGATGATGCGCGATGGAAGCAGCCAAAAGCCACAACTGATGGCAAGCACGATGCAAGCTAATCCTTTGAGCTACAAGCCCAAGCGGAAGAAGAAGCCCACGGCAGATGGCATCTGGGCTAAAGGCTTCGCTTCACGTCCTAGCAAGTAGTTTCCGCACCTTGTAGCGGCTCAGACCTAGATGGCCTGCGATTCGCTGCTGACTCCAGCCTGCAATACGAAGGCGATGAACCCTAGATGTTGGGGTTTCACTGAGCCACGCCAGGAACAACAGGGGGAACACAAGCAGCATGAAAGCCCAGAAGAGGGCGCAAGAAATGGTCGTCATGGTGAAAAGCTGTGAGAGATCACCGGGGGCGAGCAACAAGCCACGCGCTTCCGGTATCTCTGTAGCTTAGCACCTTTTACACGTCATCGACGACATCGCGAGCCTTTACGCCATATAAGTCACACAATTCAAGTAGCTTCAGCACAGATATTTCCACTTCCCCCGTTTCTAGGCGACTATATGCCGCTTGACTGATGCTCATGTGTTCCGCTACGTCACTTTGTGTCATTCCAGCGTGTATCCGTAGCGCTTTAATCCGCCTACAAATCGTCAACTGCCTGTAGATAGCCATTACTCCTATCCGCTTTTCGATTAAGCCTACTCATTACACCCAAAACGAGTAATCTGAGGCCATGGAAACATCTGTTTCTCGCTACGACTTCGCTCCTATAACAAAGAGCGAGACCACTCCAGAGGGCTACCTCCGGGTGTGGGGTCGTACAGCCCGTGTCGGCACTCAGTTGTACCGACGCGCAGACGGCAGCCAGGTTCGAGAGTACCGACCCCCTGAAGAGGTTGGTAACCCTGAATCACTCAGTACGTTCGGAATGACCCCCGTAACGTATGGCCATCCCCCCGCTCTTCTTGATTCTACAAATACAAAGCTGTATCAAACTGGCTACTCCGGTAGCAAAGTCCATTACAGCGATGGCTTCGTAGAAGTCTGCCTCACTATTACAGATGCAGACTCCATCGAGAAGATTGAAAGAGGTGATGCTACCGAACTATCCGCTGGATACAAAGTCGATTACGACCCCACCCCTGGTGTAACTCCCAATGGTGAGGCCTACGACGGTATTCAGCGAAACATTCGTGTCAACCACATCGCTGTCGTCCCCAGAGGACGAGCGGGCCCTGAAGTCCGTCTGCTCCTGGACCGTATGGATGCTGCCGATGCAGTCGCCATCGATCCTGATTCCCCCCTCGATCTCTCATCCCAGTTCCCTACAAAACCATCTCCTCGTATGGCCACTGTCAAACTCGACGGCCTGGAGATCGAACTGCCCAGTGATGCAGCAACCGCTGTCCAGTCCTATGTACGGGATCTGGAGCGCCGCGTTGATGCCGCAAAGGCCACCGAAAACGAGTTGCGTACTGCACTTGATTCGGCCAAGTCCGATCTCGAAGCCTTGTCCCAAGAAAAAGCTACCGCCGAAGGGCGTGCTGATGCTCTTAAAGAGCGAGTTGGCGAGCTGGAATCCGCCACCGCCCGTCTCGACACAGCGCAGATCGACCAACTGGTTCAGAAGCGCCTGACCACCCTCAAGCACCTTGCTCCAGCCTTCGCTGACGATTTCCATTTCGATGGGATCGACGACGCAGAGCTCTACAGCCAGGCCTTTACCAACCTCACCGGTAACAAACCCCCCGAGGACGCAAACCTTAGTTACATCCAAGGCGCTGTGGACGGCATCCTCGCCCATCGCGACTCGGAAGATCCCGAGGACACCGAAGAGGACGAATCCCCTGAAGAGGACCGCGCCGATAGCTCTGTTGTTCTTCAGCAGGCTCTCAGAGGTGTTGGTAACTCCTCTCGCAATCCAATTGCGCAATACCATGCCGACCAACAGAACGCATGGAAAAAACCGCTCACTGCCACTAAGTAAATGGCTGTTACCTTCACCGCTACCACTGTAGCCAATCCCATCGGAGTTCAGGGGAATTATCCCCTGACTCAGGATGCAGCTCATGAGGGCATGATTGCTGATCAGCAAGCCTATGTCTCCCGTAGCTACATCAACCAGTCCGGCGCGGCACTGCCGTTTGGGGCACTGCTGAGGATCGACAACACCCCGACAACCAATGTTGCATTGGCAGTCGAGATTGCTTCGGCAGCTACCAACATCGTTGGTCTTGCCGTGAGCTCCATGACCATGGAAGGTGTTGGAGGCTCCCAGTCCTACATCCCCAATCCCACTCCTATCTTTTCGGACGGCCGCCTTGGTTATCCCGATAAGGAGGCCGTGAATGTCCTTTCCAAGGGCGTCACCTGGGTCTACGTCACCGAGGCCGTGGCCCTCGGAGATGACGTGCGCTTCTGGAACGCTGCCAACACTACCGGTGGTGGCGCTGTCGCAGGTGCGTTCCTCGGTCGTTTCGCCAAAACGGCCGTGGCCAATAAGACCACGCGCATCACGGGTGCCCGCTGGCTCTCTGAAACCACGGCAGCCGGTCTTGTTCTCCTCGAACTGGACATCCCCGCCTCCACTTTTACCGCTGACGTGCCATGACCAGAGACATCCGTAACGATGCTGATGTCGGCATCTTTCTTGCTCGCGAGCTGGAGCAAATCCTTACTCGCACTTTCGAGCAACAGTACGCTGACATTAAGTATTCCACTGTTGTACCTATTTCCACTGAAGTAGGTCCCGGCGCTGATTCCTACACCTATCGGGTGTTCGACAAGATCGGCAGTATGAAGATGATCGCTGACAAAGCGCAGGATCTTCCCCGCTCCGATGTGCTCCGCAAGGAAGTCACCCACCCGGTGCGCTCCTTCGGCGCCTCGTTCGCCTACACCGTTCAGGAAACCCGGGCCGCCTCCATGGTCCCCGGCATGAACCTGGAGCAGCGTCGGGCCAATGCCGTCAGGCGGGCCTACGAGGAGACCATGCAGTCCCTTGCCTACTTCGGGGAAACCGGAAGCGGCATGAAGGGCTTCCTCAATAACGATCAGATCGACAAGCTTGTTCCTAACAAGTGGTTCGATACTGCATCCACAGACGAGATGCTGCAACTGCTGAATGAAGGCCCCACTCGCCTTGTTCAAAACAGCAACATGAAGGAAAGCCCCAACACCATGTTGGTGCCCTACGACGTGTACCGCATCATCTCCACCACCCCGAGATCGCCCAACAGCGACACCACGGTTCTGGAGTTCTTCCTCCGCACCAATCCGATCATCCGTGCTATTGAGCCTATCAATGAGCTCGAAGCCTCGAAATCCGGTGGCCGCCTGTCCAAGGACCGCATCGTTATCTATGACCGGAGCCCGGACAAGCTCCAGTTCCATATCACTCAACCCCTGGAGTTCTTCCCTCCGGAACGCCGTGGTCTGGAATTTTCCGTTGCTGCACACGCACGCTGCGGAGGCCTCGCTTGGTACTACCCCAAGAGCGGCCTTGTCATGGAGAAGGCGTAGCCTTTTTTGACCTATTCTGAACAGGTTGCTAGTACAACCAATTCATCATGATCCTCGTTTATCGCCCCGAACTACTCAATCCCCCGATGGACAAAGAAGCCTTTTGGGGCTTTTCGTTCTTGCAGGAGAAGGGCCTACCTGATTACTTCCGCCTTTCAGCGGGAGTGAATCGCGAGGTCGAGGAGTCAATTTGGGACAAGATCAAAACCTACGAAGAGGTTAAAACAGCTCTTCAACTCGGTGCTCTTCGCATCGAAGCAGAAGAGTCCTCTGCTGTAGAAGAAACTGTCAAGGGTGAAGTACACGAATCCATCGTTGCTTTCCCTCTTGAAACCGCCTTGCGGTTGATTGATGACAGCTTTGATCTTGAGCAGCTTTCCAAATGGGAAGCAAAGGATCAGCGAATCAAGGTCAAGAACGCGATTGCGCATCGCATCAAAGCCATTACTGCTGGTAATGGCTAATGGCGATACCTTCTACTGATTTTTTCCTAACCCGGTTCCCCGAGTTCGGAGAGCAGTCAGAAGACATCGTGGCAGGAGCTATTGCAGAAGCAGGGCGTGCTGCTTCTCCTGTCGTGTGGGGTTCTCTCCACACAGACGGCGTCAGCTACCTTGCCGCCCATCTCCTGGCTACCCGCATCGCCCAGATCGGTCTGCAGATCGATGCTCGCTCCGGTTCCCCCACAGGCAACCTGATCGAATCGACTCTTTACGGCCAAGAGTACAAACGACTTCTTGATTCACTCGCTATTTGTGGTTTCAGTCTCTAATCATGCCTATCGCTGCTGCGATTATTGCTGATTACGCCCCTTGGGGTAATGCTGAATTAGCGTTTGAAGTGCCTGCAGATAGGCTAGGCACAGAAGATCCTACTACAGGAAACTTCACTCAAGATCTCGTAACTGTCGAATACCTCGCTGCTCTCAAGCTCCAGGTCCCCTCCTGGTCCGCTCAGAGTGGCGTAGACAGCACGGTCTATTCGTGCTCGGGGCGCTTGTTGCACCCCACCAAGCTCGATCCACGCATTACAAACGGCTCCCAAGCCTTTGCCACAATCAACGGCTACCGAGGCCGTTTCGAGCTTGTATTCGACCTCGCGATGGATGCCTACCACCGCGAAACCCTTCGTCAATCGATTGAAGGAACCTTCCGTGTCGTCGGAGGCCCAGCGTAATGCCACGGCCACAACGCGACATCAACCGGGCTGTTCAAGCTGCTAAGGCCAAAGCAATGCGGCAATTAGCGGTATATCTCGAAGCTAGTTTCACTGATGAAATTTCAGCAGTGAAGTGGGGTTGGCCTAACCCGCCAACTACAAGAGACATCGTGGACAAAAACCGTCTGCGCAGCAGCTTGACCCGTGAGATTAATGAAGATGACTCCGTGACTTTTACCTGGGCCACCGATTACGCCTCCCACGTCCATGAGGGGTATGTCGCCATCGATGGTAACCGCTACCCAGCTAGGCCCTGGACACGGGAGCCACTCAAGGAGGTCCCGACAAAGTTCGGTGAATTCCTCCGCGCTGCCCTGGAGCGCTCGTCATGACGATCTCCACCGCCTGCCCCAGCCCACGGGACCTACGCCGCACTCTTGAGCGCTACATCCTCGACATCTACGAGGCTGACGGCTCCACCCTCAAGTCCGAGCTGCATTGGCCAGGTGTTTACACCCTGCCCAACAAAACTCGAATCCCTGCGGTCTATGTCATCGGTTCTTCCACGGTGCCATCGAGCTGGAATATCACCGGCATCGAATGCATCGTTGAGGAAGTCCCCGAGGCCGTATCCCCCGGTTCCATGAGCGGCATCCTGACTTTCGAGTCATGGAAAGTGCGCTTTACGAACTACGGCAACAGAGAGGGTACGCAAATGCCTCTTTCCATGAGGGACATCGTCCGTCGTTTAGTGCGGACTTTCCCTCGAGCCTCAATTGTTCCCATGCCTCGCACCGAGGCGACATTCGAGGCTGTTACGGCTCGTATCACTGAGCCATCTATCCATCCCCCCATCCCCTAGGAGAACTCCCATGGCCGATTATGCAATCGGACTTGCATTCCACAAAGCTCACCGCACGCTCGTTCGTGCTGTGGGTCTCAAAGCCCCTTGTCGGTATTTCGCTTCACGAAATAGCACCACCGGTCTAATCACCTTGCCCACATTGGACGCTGGTGATGCTTATATCACCATCCAAGGTGTGTCACAAACCTCGTTTCAGATCAACGACACCAATCAAGATTTTCGTCTGCTTGGTGACGACGGCTGGGGCGACAGCGTGATCACTGGATCTAGCGTACAGGCTAGTGTCACGACCTACTTCATGAAAGACACCACCACTCCTGAGGGCGGTGGTTGCCCAACGTTCGTAGGCGACTACGAGGAAGGCTTCGAGCTGTTTCAGCGTGCCCGCTACGACAAGGATTACGAAGTGTACTTCGAGTTCCTGAAAGAGATGGGCCGTGCTTCTGGCTCCTCTGGTAACTACATCTATGACTTCACCGGCTTCAATGCCGTTGTCAGTAACTACCAGGAGCAGATGTCCGCTGAAGGTCTCACCGAGATCTCCCTGGATCTCATGTCCCGAGGCCGTCCGGTGTTCGGCATGTACAGCAACACCACGGCACTGAGCTTTGCCTGACCGTAGCTCGGTCACACTCACTGGCCCCGTTTTCGGGGCCTTTTTCATCTGAATGCAGTTTTCTTTCCTATCCGACCCAGAACGCACAGTTTTCGCGGTGAATTGTCGAGTTGAGGGCTCCACGCTCCACTGCGGTGCCCTCTACCTCGAACCCCTCATCCGTCAGCAGTCTATACGCTTAGCGGATGAACGCGCTACATTGTCATTGAATCTTCTACCAGAACTGCTCAACCAGTCCATCCCATTTCGGGCCTGGGATGTTGAGCTTCCTATAAGCCATGAGTAAGTACGGCAGCCTTCTTTTCCCGAGCCCTACCGAGTTTCATGAGATCGGGCCATTTCGTTTTCCTATCCATAAAGAGCTTCGCACGGGTGAGATCATCGGTTTCGAAAAAATTGATAGGCAGCAAAGTAAGGTCACACTTGCACAGATGAAGCTCGTGCGTCGTATCTCTAGAGATAAGAAGGTTACACCTACGGAAGCACAAGACATGCTTTCTAAGATGTCAGACGATGAAAACTCAAACCTACTATTTGACTATGTTGATGAATTTAGTGAGGTTCAAAATGCGGGTATATCCATCACACAGACACAAATCAGCTACGTCACCGTACTGATGCAATACAGAGGGCAAGTCAAAATGCCCAAGGTCAAGGACTGGATTCAGACCCGAGACTGGACACAAGAGGACACTGAGGATCTGCCTTCTGAGATCCGCGCAAACATTTACCAATTCATTCTTTGGGAACGTGACGGCTGGCCTGTAGCCGAACCCGAGGGAAAGCAGGAGGAGCCAGAGCTGGAACCAGCGCTCGTGAGCTGAGCATCGACGGGATCATTGACCGCTGCGAAACGCATCTGCGACTCCCCGAGACCGACTGGGATTCGATCTACTTCCGCATTCGCTGCTCCCCTCTTGGGCCTGATTTCCCTGCCGACCGTTTCCTGAGGACTCCAGTACGCGTCATCCGCTGGGTCCTCCGTGAGCTGGACAATCAGGAGTTCGGACGCGCCAACCTAGAAGCGCTGCCAGTAGCTCGCCTGACCACGACCCTAATCGGGATCGCTCACGGCTTCTCCGGATCCAAACGGGCCGCCCCCAAGTTGGATGTCAAGGATTTTCTGCCGTTCCCCGATTGGAACCCCGAGGGCGCAACCCGTATCGGGCCCAGCGACGAAACCGTTGTCCAGTTGAAGAATCTATTACTCAAGCGTCAGATTCCCATGCATGTGTTTACTTCTCTGATTACCCCAATCAGCCAATCCACGTAACATACGGATAACGTATAGGGCTTAAGGTGTGTCTGAGTATCAAATAAAAGTCACAGCGGACACCAAAGCCGCTTTAGATGAATTAAGAAAACTGTCTAAACAGATAGAAGATATAAACAAGCCAAAGATACAGCCTATTGTAGACTCTAATAGTTTAGCTTCTTTAACCAGAGGTTTACAAACTGAGCTACGGCGCTTAAAAGAGCAGCAAGTCACCGTTGACATCAATAGCACTTCGTTCAAACAGTTAGGCGCACAAATTCAAGATACTCAAAATAGGCTTAGGGGTCTTGAGCAAAAGAAGCTGCTTATTAACGCAGACCCCTCTAGCATCGTTGCGTTAAAAGCTAAACTCGGAGACTTACAGCAACAACTTGAGAGAGTTAGTACAAAATCTGAAGCGTTTAAGCAACTTACTGGTGAGATCAAAAAAACTGAAGCTGCCTTAAGCGGAGTAGGTAACGCGGGCGGAGGAGGCGCAATGCGTCTTGTGGAGAACTTTGCAAAAGTTGGTCTCGCCCTGTACGGTGTACAACAGGCTGTGCGTCTCACGGGCGCTGCTTTCAAAGGTTTTTTTGATGAAACAATAGGAAGGGAAGTAAAGTTCAGAGAAACAATACTTAAAACCCAGACCACTCTGGCTTCTACCAACAAAGTCTTTCGAAATGGTTCAGAAATTACAGATCCCTATCAAAAGATTGTAGCTCTTACAGGACAAGTTGAGGAGCGTGTCGATAGCATCCGTAAGCGCTCTATTGAACTCGCGGGGGTCACGTCTAACGATGTAGTTGAAGTTTTTGGAATTGTTTCCTCTCAAATCGGGATGATTGGTGGGGGCTTAAAAGACGCGGAAGATTTAGCAATTAGCTTCTCCGCTGCTTTAGGAACCTTTGGTCTCCCACTACATCAGGCTCGCCAAGAAATTGGCTCCATCATGCGGGGAGATATAACACAGGATTCTTACCTCGCAAAGGCCCTTGGAATTACTCCAAAAGATATAGAAAAAGCCAAAACACAAGCCGGTGGTGTCGTAGCTTTCATTCAAAAGAAACTAGAGGCTGCTGTCGCTGGCCAAAACATCTCCGCGCAGAGCTTCTCTGGCGTGATAAGCAATCTTAAGGATTTACAAGAACTCTTTGGACAAGAATTTGGTAAAGGTTTACTCGACCCCATGCTGGGCGGTCTACGAACTGTTTTCAACTATCTCAATAGTATTCGAGATACCTTATTTGCAATAGGTAGAGAAGCGGGAGAGGGTATTGGTAAACTCTTCGGCAATAATTTATCAGCGATCGTCGGAGGATCAGATCTATTCCAAGGCATGGGCGCCAGTGCCGCCGAGGGCGCTAAGCAGTTTGTAACCGTTATTCAACAGGCTTTTGCCTCATTACAGGCTGATGCTAATGAGTTTATAGCACCAGTTCGCAACATCCTAGAAGAGCTTGTTAAAAGTGCTGGTGTGCTACTCAGCGCATTCTTAGAACTAGGCAAGGCCCTGGCCTCTATCGGTGTTGAATCTCTAAAATCGCTTGCTTCTCTTTTTTCAAACCTCAGTGAAGTTGTAACAGTTATTGCTACAGGCCTTGCTGGTTTGCTGAAAGTTTTGACAGCACTTGTGCAGCTTCCACCTGTGATGGTGCTTGCTCAGTTAGCTGCTCAAGTAGCAATACTAAACAGGCTGGGGATCACCCAGATGTTCGTTAATGCTATTGGACCCATCAGAAATATGAGTACGGCTGTGGTGGGCCTTAGTCAAAATCTGATTAGAAGTGGAGTCAGCATGAAGACTTTCACAAGTGCAGCTGCAGGCATGGGTGCTGCAGTATCTGCAGCAGTTGTATCCATGGGGCGAGCGGTTGCCAGTTTTATGAAAGCTAATGCGTACATGTTAATAATTCAAGTTACTCTAGCCGTTGTTTTAGATCTTTTCGGGCGTTTCCAACGTCAGCAGGAGGAACTTGCACGCACCCAGAAAGCAGAAGCGGCATTGCAAGAGCTGAACACGAAGTTTCGTGATGTAGGTGATAGCGCCACCGAGGCCGAAAAAGCGCAGAAGGCCTACCTCGAATCTTTAGTTGGCAATGAGTTCGACACTCTTACCAATAAGTTAAATGAATTGGACGAAAAACTTCGGCGACAAGCTGGGCCCAATATCTTCGAACAATTAGGCAATAGTGTAAAATGGTTTGCTGGAGAGCTAAGTAAGTTAGTACGTCAATTTGGCCCATTACTTTCCATTCTTACAGGTGCTGCATTAGGTGGAGGGATGGCTGGAATTATTTCTAGTGTTAACTCAAAAACAGGTGGTAAAGCTCAGGATAACAAGATCTTTGGTTTTGATACCCGCAATATCACCGATCCCATGGGTCGTCACAGTAAAACTGGGTGGTATCAGCAAGACATACTGCGTCAGCGACAGGAAACGGCTGCCCAAAGAGAAAAATTTAAGCTCAATGATAAAGCTGGCGGCACTGGTTCAGATGACATCCGCCTTCAGGCTGAAGAAAACCGCGCCAATATCGAACGACAGAAGCAGCTTGAAAGTGATCTAGCTGAGCGTCGTCGCACCTTCGAGGAAGAGCTAGCAAATTTCCGCAAGTCCCAGGAGGACGCCGTCTTTGAGCGGCGACAGTCCCTAGCCCAGAAGGAAATCGACATCTTCCGTGCTGCTGGTGAGCTTCGAATCGCTCAGATGGAGCAGGCCAACGCGAAGATGATCGAAGGCGAGCAGGGTGCTTCCCGGGCGGCTATGGAAGCGCTCAACACCTACATCACCGAGCGCGAAAAGGGGGAACTGAACATCGAAGCGCAAAAGCAAGAGATAGCACAAGAAATGATAAAGATGGAAAAAACTCTGGCCGACTACAGGCTGGAGCAAGAGAAGCGAATTGCGGAGATACGTCGAAAGGCGGATGAGTACACCATGCTGGCAATTAAGGGTCAGCAAGAGATAGGTGCTGGTATGAGTGGAAGCGCTACCCCTGGTGGCGCAACCGGCCTTTCTGGTGGTAAAGCCTTCGATACCGGCCTCCGCACGGGCCCCGCGCACCTCATAGGAGGAAGTTCGGAGTATCACCAAGATATGGCATTTGGTGCTGGCGTACCCCTTAAAGAGCAGGTTGCTCTTGTACGTCAAATGGCACAAGAATACGATAAAATAGGGAAAGCGATGGTGTTAAGTAATAATGCTGTCCACGGAAGAGTATTCCCTGTAAATGGTTCCGAGAGTGAACAAACTAAATGGGTAACAGATGCTCGTGCTGCTCATCGTTCTCGTAACGGGGGAACCGGAAGAGATGCAATCGACTTTTACACACCTTCCAAACAAGTAGCTCTCGAAAGAGGCGGTAAAGCTGCATTAGCGCACAGTTCAGCCGTAGAAAGCACGCCCATGCTTGCTCCTGTAATACCAGGAGCGCAGAGAGAGTATTTCAGTGGTGGTCGCAATGGAGCTGGTATGCGACTTACACGCGATGGCCAGCAGCTCTTCACGCTCATCCATGGGAGAACTGACCGAGCTTTACCGCAAAACGGAGCCATCCCTGTAGCCTCTGCCCCTACAGCTTCTCGTCCTTCTAGCAGCGGTATCACCCCCGAGCTACGAGCCGCGCTCGACACCATCCGAATGGCTGAAGGCACTTGGCTTGGTGGATCTGATAAGGGCTACCAGACCATGTTTGGTGGCGGCACCTTCTCCAGTTACGCCCGCCATCCAGATAAGGTCATCCGCTCTGGAGGTTACGCCAGCGCCGCAGCCGGTGCCTATCAATTCATGCCCAACACCTGGGCTTCCCTTGGTCAAAAAGACTTCAGCCCAGAAAGTCAAGACAAGGCCGCAATCGAACTATTAAAAAAACGGGGTGTCTACGATGCACTCGCTGCAGGTAAGTTCACACCTGAAGTGTCAGCAAAGATGGCCCCCGAATGGGCATCATTCCCAACAAAGGCTGGGGTTAGTTTTTACGGTCAGCCCGTTAAGAAGTTCTCAGAACTACAAAAGTTCTATCAACAGCGACTGGGAGAAAACCAAAAGACTCAACCATTCCGCACACTCCCCGAGTACGGCTCTACTCTCGATAACCCGCAGCACACGCAGAAAATCGGAGATCTTGAGCGGCAACTCATGGCAAGTGACCAGAAGCTGGCAACGCTCCGCACCTCTTTAACTGAGCTCAGCAACAGCAAAAACTTTGATGCTATTGGCAAAGCATTTGAAGATGCCCTTCCTGGCAAGGAAGATTTTGAAGCAATGGAAACGCAGTTGTATGGCACGATGCAAACCATTGCCCAACTTGGAGAGACTGCAGGCGAAGCCTTTGATCCTGAAGCAGCGAAGTTAATAGTCGAACATACTTCTAATCAAATGGTATTGGAGCGTGAGCTTGGACAGACAAAAGCGCATATCGCACAACTAACTAACCTGTCAGATGCAGAGCGACTGAAGATAAATGAAATGCTAAATCAAACCGCAGAGAAGTATAACCAGAATCAAACCCGCACCTTAGAACTCAAAAAGCAGCAACTTGCAGCAGAACGAGGTCTGGCCTATATCCAAGAGGCCCAGCAGCGAACTCGTGAAATGAATGAACAGACAGAGATCATACGTAATACTTCTCAAATGAAATTTAGCGGGATGCGGCAAGAGGATATAGATTACGAACTAGACGTCGCAGCTATTCGACGCAACTACGATAAACAATTCAAACAGCTACTTACGGCCAATCCTGTAGCCAACAAAATCAGTGAAACTTTCATAGCACCTGTGGCCGAGCCGGTCGATGCTGGAATGTTTACCACACCCTTGCCTAAACCAGTGGCGCCGCCCGCCCCCGCAGTGCCTGTAGCCACGCCTGCTAACAACATCGTTCCAACAAGCGGTAAGCCCCCTACCACTGCCACCACACCCGCTCCCCCAAGCACGACTCCGATCTCCGCACTCGTGGCCGGCGCTAAAACTTCCCTCTTGGATACACAAGCTGCGGCGTTAGCACTTTCTGCTACAGCTACTAACACCCTTGCTCCTGCACTCTCTGATGTCTTCACTTCTATTGCTGCAAGTGAACTTCAGCTTCCTGAGGGATTCAAAGCAATATCCGCAGGTTTTCTTGAATCTACAAACTCCTTTATTGATGCATCTGGTGGATTAAGCGCCAAACTTATCGACGATACGAACAAACAAATAGAGGCACGAGGTCGGCTGCGTGATGCTATCAATGAATCCAACGACCCGATCCGCAACCAGATCGGTCAGTGGCGCCGCGAGCTAGCCGATACTGAAGGCATGGTGGCGAGCCTTGGAGGCACCATCCAATCGGAGCTCTCTGGGGCCATGAGCACCTCCTTGATCGGCCTGGTCAATGGCACGAATACAGCCAAGGAAGCGTTCAGCTCAATGCTGCAAAGCATCGGTAAAACAATGGTGGACACCGCCACTCAGATGCTGTCCAAGTCACTGGTGAGTGGCCTGATGGGTGGTGGCGCTGCTGGTGGTGGCATCCTGGGCAGCATCTTCGGTCTCAGTGGAGGCGGTGGTGGCGGTCTGGGGGGCCTCTTGGGAGGCCTCTTCGGCGCCCGCGCTGCTGGTGGTCACGCTGATGCCAATCGCCCCCTCCTGATCGGCGAGCGTGGCCCCGAGATCTTCGTACCCGATACCGGGGGCCAGATCGTTCCAAATCACCGCGCCCAGGCCTACGCAGCGATGTCGCGCTCTATGGACGACTCGGCTTTCCCTAAGACACAAAAGGGCGGCACGAATTTACGACAGCAAGAAGATCCCTTTGCAGCTAATAAAGAAGTGCTCGGCTCAATTGCTGCTGCGTCCCAGAAGCGCAGCACTGAGAAATCTATTGCCAGCATTGGCGGCACCTCCGAGATCAAATACTCCCGCGTCAACTCCGGTGACCTACCCTTCATCACCGAGGACGACGCCCTGCGGATCGCTAAACAAGCTGAAATGAATGGAGCTAAGATGGGTCAACAGCGCACCCTTGCGGCCCTGCGCAACAACCCGAGCACGAGGAGAGGCATAGGTATCTAATGCAAATAGCGATTGGTACTTACATTAACTTCCGACTGTTCACAGGTGCGAATACAGGATACGCCTTTCAAAACTTTCACGCAGGAGCAACGCGTAGCTATGGCGGCGTCAGCTACATCTACGCAGGTTTTGGTTTTAGTGGCACCAGTGTAGACCTACAAGGCAGTGCAATTGAGGCCCAGCTGGTTTTTGCTGTTAGCTCCCTGCTGATGACCTTTATCCAGCAGGCCGCAGACGAGCGTTGGATCCTCCGAGTGCGTACTGTTTGGCTGGACCCCGATACATTGGTGGAGACGAGCACCTATATGGAAGAGGTCTATCAAGTACACGCATTCCAGCATAATGGTAGTCGGCTTAGCTTAAAGCTCGGTAGTCCTTTAGATGCTGTAGCGAGCCATGTTCCCAAGCGAACGCTACGTCAAGGGCTTGTAGGAGCTCTACCTTCTTCAGGGCAGATTAACTTCTCATGACATTAACGCCATATAAAGGTCCAATAATTCTACTTCCTGAAGACAGGGAGCTAATTAGCACTTTAGGTATTACAGAGGAAGAGTATCGCTTTTTTGTCCGCGAGGCGATGAAGCGCTCTCGTGTGGAGCCCGGAAAGCCCCAAGCTTTGCTGCTCATCCCATTTGTTGCGAATTTAGTTATTGGCTTAGCACTGAGTTATGTCAGTAGTCTGCTCACACCTAAAGCTAGTAGTGGCAAGGGCCCCAATATCCGGCAGACGCAGAAGCAAGGGCAAAACATTGTAAACCAAACAGAATATGCACCAAAGGTCGGTTTCGACTCTCTGCAGAATGTAGTTGAGCTCGGATCAACAATTCCTGTTATCTATGCAAGGCGCGAGGTTATTAATGGTTTTACCTACGGTGGTGTGCGTGTCAATACAAACCTTATTTGGTCGCAGATGCAGTCCTATGGAGGTAACCAACTCCTTCGGGCTATTTTCTTAGTTGGTGAAGGCTTTATAGGTGCTTTAGATCCTAAGCAATTCGCCTTCGGTGATAACACAATCAATGGTTACGACTTCGGATTAGCAAATGAGAATAACAGTAAAGTCACTTTCTACCAGAAGACGAACGGCGGGCGGATCCAGAGTGGTGACCGTATAGCGGGGCGTGCGGCAAATAAAGACCCTGGAAACGCACAAAACCAAGGAGCGCCTGATGTCTTCCATATTAGGAGCCTAAACAATAAATGGCGACCTGATTTCTGTTATTCTTACAAGCCTGCAACTCAAACACAATTCGGTGTTTATTCCCCAATTGGTGTTGGTTTAGGCTACAGAGTAAACCCCTCAATGCGGCCTACTGTAGTCGTACGAACAGAGCCTGCTGGTAAAAAGAAAGATAAAGTCAGAGTTAAATGTGATAATGATGGCGCAGCTCTAGCGCAACGCGAAAAGTATAACTATAAATTCAGATCACAAAGCGGCATTATTAGGATCAATGGTGTAAACTTCATGCCATCACAAAATGATGATGGCGAGCGCACTGAAAATCGTTTTCTTAATGTCAATGATACTGTTACTTACATATTAAGGAGAGATACCGATGCATCCAAAAGGTTTAGAGGATCACAAGCTGGTGATGATCATTTTGAAACAAGCAATGATGTTGCGCAAGCTGTTGCTGGTCGGCAAAAGAATTGGGATGATTCCTGCTCCATTGGTGATCTATACAAATTAGGAACAGCGCAACTTATTTGCGAGTCCCGCAGTCCTGCAAATGAAATCTTTGCTTCTAAAATCGAGCAAGATCCGCCAAGTGGTGGACGTGACATGGAGGTTACGTTCCGTGTTGTACAAAGCGGCACAGCGGAATTAACTGACCCTTCTGGAGTCGGCACAGGTACCGGCAGATCTCATCTGCTCAAGCTAGCTGTATGTAGTTTTAGCCTATCAAGAGCCACGCAGGTCCTCGAATTAGGATTCAAGAGCACACTAGGTATTCGTATAAGTGGTCTTTGTAATTTTAGAGATTGTATCAGTCAAGGGGAGATCAACGAGAGAGCCTGCGAAAAAGCTGAGGACGAGGAGTTTGGAAGCGGCGAAAGCTTAAAACTCAGCTCTTTCACCTCGGGAACCTTTTCAGGATCTGAGCGGCGCTACTCCTTCTTCCGTATTGGTTACCGTGTCGCAGGCAGTATTACCTACACTTTTTTATCTCCGTGTTTTGGCTTCGCTGGCATAACTCAACAAAACCAGTTTAATTATATCCGACTTCAAATGCCTAAATTTGAAGTATGGGAGTTCCTATTAGTACCCCTTTCTGGTTGGGAAATAAGGTCCGGTTCCGCCTCCGGTAGGCTACTAATACTGGATTCTAAAATAACAAGCTCTTTAACTGTATGGGCTAATCAAGTAGGTGCAACATTTAACGGCAGGGAGATAGCCCGCAACAGGGGCGCTTTTCAGATGGCGTGTACAAGAGACAAAAACTTAGGTATCACTCGACAAGACAGCAAGGACTACGCAGACGATTGGGGAAGATTAGCTGAAACATTTGTCTTCGATGAAATCCAATCATCCGCACGCTCCCCCGAGCACGAACTGGCATACATCAACATCATCACCCCCAATACAACGACTCCCCAGTACAATAACTTAGCCTTAATAGGCATGAACATTCGGAGTAGTACCGAATTTTCACAGCTTAAGCAACTATCTGTTTATGTTACTTCCGGTCTAGGTAACCACCATACCTTCCCAAAAGTTCTTCAGGATCTTTTTTATAGCCAGCGTTATGGCGTTGCATCGACCTTAAGTTCTCAACAATGGAACGACTCTCTCCTTAATGCAGCTTCAACTTGGACCCAAGAACGTCGCTACTTTTGGGACGGCGCACTCCCCGAGCCCGTTAACATCCGACAATGGGCAAGTACAACTGCTCCATACTTCTTACTAGACTTTATTATAAGAAATGGTAAGTTTGCACTGCAACCTGCTGTCTATTTTGATCAACCCGAGCCCATCACTAACCTATATACAAGTGGCAACATCTTAGAAGACACATTTGAATTTGCCTATAGTGATACTGAGCAGCGCATACCTAAACGTGTTTCTGTTAAGTGGAGGCACGAAAGACCGTCAAATACAAATAATTCAGCCGGTATTTTCCCGTTAATCCGGGAAATTAACGTCCGCGAGGTCGGTACTCCAGCAGACGCCCCATTAGAAACTGTCGATTTAACAGATTTTTGTACAAATCAAGATCATGCTATTGATGTGGCCAAATATATATGCCGAACTTCAAGGCTTATTACGCACTCGGTGTCCTTCAAGACTGTACCCAGTCAAGCTGGGTTGGAAATTGGGCGCTGTTTCAAACTAGGCCTCGAAACAGTAAACTACTCCCAGCCGAATAATGGTGTAATTGCCGGGGACGGTACAATTACAAGTATTGATCCTATAGCCAATGGCGATTATGACGTACTGCTATGGGATGGTGCATCAACGACAATTACCGAGACCGTTCTAAATGTACAAAACGGGAAAGCTACTAACTACACTAGCGCAGTCTTTTGTCTTAAAGAGTTCCATTCCGATACGGTAGCGTACAAAGTCCAATCCCTCGCATTCGACGATGAAGGCAATCTCCAGGTAGAAGCAACTGTATTCCCTCTTAAAGAAAACGGATACAGTTTGATCACAGATGGATGGGATGTTTCCAGTAACTGGATCATTGAAGGGGAGATCGCTGGAGGAGAAACGGATGAACCAGAAGAAGCATATTTCACGGGTATTAACTTAGTCGGTCCCCTCTCTCTAACCAAGAATGTAGGTGACGATTTTACCGCCCTAATCAGCGGCACTGACGACACTTATACCTATCAATGGGCCGCAACCAATAAGCCACCAGGAATGAATGTCACACTTTCCGCTCCTACATCCGCAACCACTAGAGTTACGGCTTCAGCAGAAGGTGAATTTGATCTTGAAGTCTTTGTTACGAACTCGGTGGGTTTTTCTTTAGGTGTAGGCCAAACTATTGAAGTCGCAGGGCCTAAGGTCCTCCTAGATCTCATAGGCACAGTCGAGGTTAAAGGATCTGCAACAACTGCTACGGATGTACCAACAACATACATAGTGGAGTACACGGGGCAGTCTGCGCCAAAAATTGCAACCGCTCTCATTGCTCAGGGTTCATATCAGATAGTTACCGCAGGCACAACAAACTTCACTGCTATTGGTGCGGCTAACAACAACGTCGGCACTGTCTTTACTGCTACAGGTCCAGGAACCGGTACTGGAACTGCGCATGATCTGAGCGATGCCTTCATCTCGTGGTCTTGGACCTCGACCACACCGGGTGCTGAAGCCAATATCGAAAGATCAGGTGTTCCACGTACAAACATTACATTCCGTGCGGGCGGCACGTACCTTGTTAAATGCATAATCAGTTCCCCTACAGCATCCGATAGTCCTAAAACAGGCACATTGTCTGTCACTGTCGGGGCACCTTCCATCAGCGTTGAGGCAACCGACTCCAATGCCGCTGAAACCGGCCCATCAGAAGCCGCAGATGGAGGAGCGTTCACACTCACTCGCACAGGTGCTACAACCGATCCTCTAACTGTAATTGTATCGCTGACGGGCACAGCAATTAACGGACTTGACTACACACATTCTCTAGTCTCTAATGCGCCTTCTACTGGATATAAGGTTGATTTTGCTGCAGGCTCAGCAGTAAGCATAATCCCTATCACGGTCTTAACTGACACGATCAGCGAAAACCCCGAGACCGTTACACTAGAAATCCTTGACGAACTCGGCTATTCCTTAGGTTTACCTTTTAGTGCCACTATAACAATACAAGAAAAAGTGGGCTCTAATCAGATATACGCCGGCCCTCCTACGGTATCTAATCCTACCCGCCCTACATTCAGATTTTTAACTGCAGATGATCTTCCTAATATCGGCACTCCTGGTACATACACCAAGGTTACAACAGATGTTAAAGGTCGGGTTACTGCAGGTAGTAATCCTACAACACTAGCGGATTACGGAATTGGAGATACTTACACAAAAGACGAAGTTGACTCCCTTGTTCAAGGCTTAAAACCCAAAGAGATTGTCCGAGCTGCGACCACAACAAATATTACATTATCAGGGTTGCAGACTGTTGATGGGGTTTCATTAGCAGCCGGAGACCGTGTTTTAGTTAAAGACCAGACGAATAAAACACAGAATGGTATTTATATTGCTGCAACAGGTGCGTGGACCCGCTCCACAGATTTTGATGTTTTCGAAGAAGTTCCAAATGCTTATGTCTCTGTGCGTTCAGGCACTGTTAATGCTAGCGACAGTTTTGTTTGTACAAGTGGTAGTTCATTATTTGGGCAAAGCGAAATTGGTACTACAGATATAAACTTCATCACATTCTCCGTAGCCCTTGAAATCGCTGCTGGAGTTGGTCTTACCAAAACCGGAAGTACTCTCGCGCTCGCAGACACCGCAGTAACACCTGGGACTTATGGCAGTGCTTCACAGGTATCTACATTTACTGTTGACGCACAAGGGAGGCTAACAGCTGCAGGAACCGCAGCCCTCGGTATCGGCACAACTGCCAATTTGCCAATTATCACTGGAGCTGGTGGTGTCTTAACAGCTGGTGCATTTGGGACAGGCCCTAATGATTTTGTGCGTGGTAACGACAGCAGATTAAATGCACTAGGCACAGTCACAAGCGTAGGACTAGCCTTACCCACGATATTTACCGTAACAAATAGTCCAGTCACTTCCAGCGGAAACCTAACTGCGACACTGAACACACAAGCGCCTAATCAGATATTTGCTGGACCCGCTACTGGAACAGCTTCAGCAACGCCAACGTTCAGAGTAATGGCTGCTGCGGACCTGCCGGACTCGGGGGCTACGCCTGGTACATACGGGACTGCTTCGCAAGTTGCAACAGTCACTATTGATTCAAAAGGGCGTATTACTTCTATTGTCAATACCACTATTGCTATACCAGATTCTGCGGTTTTGGGTCTCGGCACAGCAGCCAAGAAGAATGTACCTGTCACTGGTAATGCAACTCCTACTGAAGTTCTTCTAGGTTCTGATAGTAGATTAAGCGATCCTAGAACCCCTGCTTACACCAATCAAAACGCAAATCATGTTTTAGCAGGTCCCCTTACGGGTGCAGCGACACTTCCAACATTCAGACTATTGGGCGCCGCTGATATTCCATCTCACAACCAGCCATGGTCCACAATAACCAGCACACCGACAAATATAGCTGGATACGGTATTACAGACGCTGTAAGCAATACAGACAGCAGACTGAGTGATGCTCGTACACCATTAGCCCACACGCACGGCAACATCAGTAACGGCGGTGCAATCGGTACGACTGCCAACCTACCAATAATCACCACCACAAGTGGTGTACTAACTACAGGTGCGTTTGGCAATACA